TTCATGCGCTTTGTCATATGGATATAGGTCTTTTGGACAACTTTCCATAATCCTATCGTAAGAAACTCCATAGAAAAGATAATGAGGTATTACATCTTCATATATAAAATCCGAGTATGACTTATTTATTTTTTCTGTGGCTTCTTGTGGTCTTGCGGAAGTTTCGTTACTTTCTCCGATGCTTCCTCTGTCTCCCCAATCTGGTTTAACAGGTCTCCCAAAAAACCCTTACTCATCAATTCCTCCGTCAACTGCGTAAACAAATCAAGGATTCCTTTATCTGGCGATTCATCGTGGTAATCGTCAAGAATATCTCCTACTTCCTGAACGCTCTCAACTGGATTTTCTTTCTGAAATCCAACGTAAAGCAAATCACGAACACAGCAAAACAGTTCTTTAACCTTGCCAATGCCGCCCACATCACTGTCATTTTCAACTTCTTCACTGTCAAAAATTCCAAGCAAATCCTTTGTTCTGTCCATCAAATCTGTGTCGCAGAAACTGTTATATCCAAATCTAACCTTGTATTCCTTACCTTTAACTTTTAATTCCATAATGATTTATCCTTTCCCCACTTTTAGTGGAAAGGAGCCACCCCGAAAGGTGGCTCTCTTTTTTACTGCATATATTATTCGAGTTCCGGTTCGGCTGTCTCTTCATCCTCGCTACTCAACACAGCCTTTTTAGTGTTTCTCGTTGAATAGCTTGTTACCCCACTTTTGTAACAGTGAAAGTACCATCCTTGTTATCAACGACTGTAAGTTGGTCAGTAACCCATTTAGGCACGGTATTCTGAACAACGGTAGCGGTCATTTCAAGAATTTCATCTACGCCGCCTACATCATTTACAGTAGGTGTAATCTGACCTACATATGCTGCTTTGGCAACACCACCAACGCCATCCGTTCCATACAACTGAATAATGTCGCATTTTTTACCCTCAACATTCAAAAGAGCACTAAAATCATCTTTTTCAAGGTTTCCTGTAAACTCTTTTGCGTCAGACTGTTTAATACCCATTTCAAAGGTCTGTGCATCATCCTCCATCGTTGTACTTTCTACAGTGTTCGGTGCAGATGTTGGCGATGGAATTGATTTTGCACGTAACATCAATTTGTATGTTCCTGCAAATCCATCTTCGCTGTGTTCTTTGTAGATAATTCTTGCCAAATAACTTGTTGAAGCCATCTTGTTACCTCCTTAAATTTGATAAAAAAAATAAAGCCTTTCGGCTTGTATTTACGTCAATATATATCATTCTTTCCGATTGTTCTGCTAAATCTAGCAGTTTGCCGGTAAGTATCTTTTGTATCATCTTGCGTAGGCATTGAAGAACCACGAAAACGCATTGTTTTCATAATTCTCTTAACTTCCCTTATAACTTCTTTTGCTCTTGCTTGTGATTGATTATCAGTCACATCAATTTGAAAAGAAAACTTTCTAGCATTGATTTCATCACACTCTAAATCTTCTCCGATTTCTGAACCAGGTAACAATTGCAACCTTACAAAAGGGAAAACCGCTGGTGTATCACTAATACCAACGGAAGAAAAGTTTTTGTCTGTCATTTTGTAATTTTTTTTCAAACTATCTGAAAAGTTTGTTTTTATCCTTGTGAATACAGTAGATGGCACTAATTCATCCCATTCCACCGACATATGTACCACCTACTTTCAAAATATTTCTTTCGCCGTTTTTATGATTTTGCTTCTTATATCTTCTCCGGCTTTATACATAGGCATAGTGGCTTTTACACCATGCGTAGGCATCCATTTTTGTTCCTTTTCGTTCCAGTACCACCACATATCGTCATAAGCGTGTGTCTGTCCCGGAAATGTACCAACGCCATAAGGGAATTTACTTCCTACTAATGGATTTTTCGTTTGGTTAAAATGAACACCTGCACCAAATTCAATAGCAAGCAATATGCTAAACGGTGCGTAACCATCTTGTTCTTTTACTTGCCCCTTGGCAAGCAATATACCGTTACAACCCATCTTGTCAGCAGATATGTTTGTCGAAACCGTAACATACTTTCCTAATGGACTCTCTGATATATTCGTTTCAGCAACCTCTACACCACTTTGTAATAGTCTAGAAACAAGTTGTTTGCATTTGATAGGTAAATCATCCCTATACTGCAAGAGTTGCTTTTTAAGGGCGTTTAATCCACTTATAGACAAATCCGCAGTAAATGTTTTTCTCCCCATACTATTTCACATTCCTTTTTAACAAGAACAAGTCCTCATTTAATCCCTCGTCCGCAACACCTTTTACTGTGTAATCAGCACTGCTTTCATCTGGTATTGTGTTATCATCATCCTTGTATACGATTTTTGACTTCTTCCAAATCACGCTACCGGATTTCAAGGGCAAATAACCTTTACTGACAATGATTTGTGCATAGTTTGTACTATCATCAATACCATAGTCTTGCCATACAACTTCATTCAACTTATTTGTGATGTTTGCCTTAAACTCAACTGGCTTTGTATAGCCAATTGTTGTTTCTCCGGTTTCAATCTTGTTCCCATCATCATCCGTAATGTAAATTACATTTCCCTCTTCGTCTGTATAACTTTCGTAAATTGGAATTTCATCATCTTGTAAAGAATAAAACATTCTTTGTTTGTTAGATGCCAACGTCATCAAGGCAACCACCTACTCACTTGATTTAATCTGTTTGATGAGCTGATTTCCGTATACGCTCAATCCGGCAACAAGAACACCCTGAACAATTGATGTAAACACTGCCATAAGCATTTCTGGTACTGTTCCAATAGATGTATTTGCCATTACCCAAATGGCACAAAGCAAAATGCCAAGTACACCTAAAATACAAGGAATGTACTTATCTTTGATAACATCCATTTTTTTAATTCCGACACCAATAATATACAGAACAACTGCTACTACAATCAGTTCCGGTTTTACATAACTCATAATACTATCCATCTTTTCTTACTTCCTTTCCGTTGAGACGTTCTTCAAGTCCGTTAAGCCTGCGATGAGCCTGCTTGCAACTTTCTTCAACTTTAATAATTCTGTCATTGTGCATTTTAATATCTTCCCTCATGGATGATATTTCTGATTTAATCTCTTTAGTATCTTGACCTATATCATCAAGTTTTACATTGATTCTTGTGTTGTCTTTTACGCGTTCTTCTATATCTTTTGTGTCTGTCCGCTTATTATTCTTTAGTCCAAAGTAAACAGAAAAACAAACGGAAATAACGCTAATAAGTAAAGCAATCTCAATATTCATACCTTACCGCCTTTCCGCAAATTATAGTGTTTCGTTGCCCTCCACCGCTTACACGAAACGCCCTGCAAGAAATTTAGATACTCTAAACAACTCACGCACAATCTTCTATAAGACCTGCACAAATGGATAAACGCATTTCAAAATATCATCACGACTAACCCAAGTCCTTGAAATTGAATTTTCGCTATGGCTACTTTCAAATGGTGCGCCCATCTGTGCAAAATCATATACTGCCAAATTCTTAATTACGGAATAGTAGTTGTCGTAAAGGTCTTTTTCAACTTCCTCATCTGTATAAGATGTTGCCTGATAGTTTCTTCTGTTCTTAACTTCTCTTATAGCATCTTTGACCTTTACTGAAATTATGTCAGCATTAAACGTAGGCTCATTTCCATATTCAATTGTCAAATCTGCAATAATTTCTTCTTGCAGTCCTACTTCCATTGCTTCATCCATAATTCAAACTCCTATAATCCGAATTTTTCAATCAACATTTTCTTTAAATCTGCGCCGCTAATTTCTTCCGCTTTATCAAATCCCTGCTCGTTAGCAAGTTTTTGTAAATCAGCGGTAGACATACGATTGATTTCTGTTTTGGTATAAGATTTCTCAGCAGACAGATTTGTATTTTCAGAAAAACTAGAGGTGGATTTCTCCACCTCTTTTGAATTATTTTCTGGAACATCTTCTCCTGCTTCATACCAAATACCATTCTTATTTACGATATAGGGATATATCATGCTTAATACCTCCTACTCTTGTGAATGAACCTCAATTACAAATGTTGAATCCATATTTTCATAAGATGGAAGCACAATCTCAGAAGCGGTTACAGACGTAATAGCTGGTGGACCGTACTCGACTTTCTTTGCTACTGCAATTCCTACTCCATACATAGATACGTCTACATCAGCCACCTGTGAAGCTGTTCTCTCTTCTGGTGTAGTACCAAACCATGTGCCGCCAAGAGTACCGGCCGGAAGTAATGTAACCTTATCATCTGGATAAAAATATGCTTCCTTGCCATCATCCCCAATATACATTTTGTCATAAAGAACAATGGTAAGTTTTGTTCTTGATTTAACGATTGAAATTACATTATCGTCTGTAAGTTCAATATTTGCTGTAAGGTTCTGGACAAGAATTGCATTTTTAACCTGTTTATTCTCTAACAGATAATTAAACGTGTTAGAGTTCATAAGAACATATGTTGCAACCTTACCAAGTTTTGCAAGTGCTTTTCTTGCATTATTAAGGTCGGTAAGCGGCTTTGAATTTACTGTGTCGCTCCACATTGCTGTGTCCTGCAACTTTAAGTAATGCTTAGCGGTATATTCTCCGTTAGGGTCGTAATCATACTCATACTTAACGCCATCAGATTCAATTCCGATTGTTGGGTGTCCTTTTGCCGTGGCAAGAAGAGCCATTCTCATTCTTTCCGGAACAACCTCTGCACCTCTTACAAGTGTTGTGGTATCATCATAGATACTTTGTAATGCCCCCTGTAAATACGGGTCGTTTTCATCCTTAATTCTGTCGATTTCCTGTGCATCTTCCTCTGTAATAACCATCTGTTCACGAAAAAATGCCATCTGTGTCTTTTCTCCCTTTAATCCCTCTCTTGCTCGAATGGTAGGCAATGCATCAAAGTTTGATGGCTTTAACGAAACCGGAAGTCCTTTGTGTGTTTTAATCCACTTTAAATCAAGTCCCGATTTCTTTCTTTCCGGGAACCACTGTAATCCAAGATAAGGAATATCATTGCTTGCATCGTTTGTAGCTGCAAGCGCAATGGCTTTTGTATCTACTACTTCATTTACTAACATTCTTTTTACCTCCTGTTAATTACTCAAATACAATCATTGGCAGTGCTGTTTTAACTGCTGCATCAATGGTTACACCCGAATGATTTTTGGCTGTTGTTTCGTCAATATAAGCTTTTTTAAGCAATGTACCCTGTGGTCTATCTTCGGTTACATCATGAAGCAAAATACCAACTACTGTTGCTGTGTTGTCTGCAACTCCTGTCTTTCCGATAGGTGTTCCAGCCTTAACAACCTTTTTCCCATTTGCTAATTTGTCTGTTACACTTGTAAAATCAAGTGTCATAGGAATACCCTCAAACGGTTTTCTTTTGAGGATATTTACATCACCCTCGTATGCTGTCTGTTCAAACTGCATCATTTTAATTACCTCCTACATAATGTGATAAAACGTCATTATTCTGTTTCTGACCGCTGTAATACTTCTCTACAAGTTTTTCAGCGTTTGTTTTTTCTTCTCCGCTTCCACCTGTAGAACCACCCGGATTAGGCGTATCGTCAAGTTTCTGTTTCTCATATTCGGCAATAGCCGTTTTTTTACTGTCGGCAAAAATCTGACCGAGAACCTCATAATCTGTAGCACCATCATCTGTCACAACCTTGCTTGCCTGCTCCGCTGTTAATCCAAACTTTTCCATTGCTTTTGCTCTTTGCGTACGAACTTCATCGTTTTTTTCAAGCTGCGCAATTTGTTTGTTTGCCTTTTCAAGTGCCTTTGTTGCTACTTCAAGTTCTGTCATGTTCTGACTATTCAAATCATCAAGCTGCGACTGTAATTCGTCAGCCCTATCAGCCTTTTCCTTATAGCTGTCTGCTCTTTCTTTTTCTTTCTTTGTTTCAGCATTGATAGAATTAAGCAAATCTGAAATCTGCTCATCCGTCGGCTCTGCCACTCCAAAAGAAATAAGTTTCTGTTTTGCCTGTTCTCTAGTCATAATTACCTCCATCAATTCACGTTTTTTAACACGGTTTGCTCCGCTTGAATTGTTCTGTTGTTTTACGCACAACTGCAAATTTTTATAAAATAAAAGAGATAGTCTATTCGACTACCTCTTTATTTACTGGATTGTTGTTTGGTTCTACATCTTTGCTTGTCGGATATAGATATTCCATTCTTTCTTTTGATTCAAGAGCAACCGCTTCACTGTCACTAAACAAATCAACGGTTTTAATTGCTCTTTTGTAATCAACCCCTGCTTCAAGTAACATTTTAAGTGCTTCTGATTTTGTAAGCAGATTATCTATCTTATTATGGTTGATATGTATTTCAATGTCGCTTGGCATAAGCGTAAAATTTCGCTTTATACGCAAACGATTTAGTATAATTCTAAGAGACATTCTTTCCGATTTTTTTAGTATCGGTTCGTTGATTGCCGTTCTTAGTCCTGCATCATAATGTCCGTTTCGTAGGTTTACTGCATTTCCAGTATCACCTCCGGCATTGTTATTGGAACGATTAGCCAAGCCTTGAATACTCAAAAACCTTTCAAACAAATCATCAAAAACAACTTGACTTTCTGTTTGATTCAGTTCATTTGTCATAACATCAACGTCGGCCTTATTTTCGCCATTGTTTGATTTAACAACTAAAGCACCCTCTAATCTCATCTGTGAAAATGTTTCATTGTCAATCTCGCAATTCACAAATTTAATCCATGCGGAAACAAACTGCTCAATGCCGTTTACCCGGTCAGAAGATAATGTATTGATTGAATCCGTAATAGGAATTGTAATTTCAATATCCGATAATCTTCTTGCATTGTTTGGATATTCCACAACCGGAATAGCGTTATTTCCGTTTAAACCACTACTTTTAATTTTTCCATATACAATTTCAAAATACTCTCTTTCCGTATAGCAAAAGTATATTGAATTATTGTTTTCATCTTCTCTAATTTGACAAGAAAATGCGGGTTTTCTATTTGAGTAATAAACAACAAACGTATAGCGTGGGTCTTCCGAAAACAAAGCAAAGTCGCTTTCGTCAAGCAAATCTCCGTTTCCGTTGTCATTTCCAACAAATCTATAAGCAGTACCGCAAATACTTCTCCAACGGCAAATGTCAATATCTACTTCTTGTTTGCTTTCAGAATCCATCGTAACATTTAGTTCCGTAATCTCTTCTGATTTCTTATCGTCTGTTCCACGTAACACATATTGAATAGGCTCTGCACATATTTCAGCAGTTTTACGCTCAACAAGTTCATAAGCAAGATTTAAAACAAGTTTGTTGTTTACCTCCGGTCTATTTACCTTTTTACGGTATAAAATAGGCTGGTCTCCTCTGTAATATCTATCAAGGTAATTGATTTCTTTTGCATTTTGCGCGTGAATCGAAAGTGCCTTGCTTAATTCTTCGACAATATTTAATTTTGTAATTTTGGATTTATTTGTAAAAATTACTTTTCTTCCAAAATTGCATTGATTTACTGCTGTAAACGGTCTTATGTTTTTTCCATAATACTTAAACATTAAAGCACCTCACTAACAAAACGTCATTCCACTCGATGTTGTCCTTTGTACTATTTTTTTTAACTCTGTAGTTCCGGTATCTACATGGTAAACAACTCTTTTTCTGCATTTTTTACAATTCACAGAAATATTCATACTGGAACGTCCATCCCATGTGGCTACTTTTCTTCCACATCTTGGACAATATATCGTTTTTGGTTCCGTCATAAAAACCTCGTTTCTTGCAATAAAAAAACACCGCCTTTTTTTGGCAGTGTTTTATTTTGATTTCTTCATTTTATATTATATAATAATTGCGATATGACATACTATGACATATTATCAATCCTTGTATGTTTTTCCATATAGCTTTTCAAATTCCTGTAATGCTCTTCCGTGTATTCTAATTGTTTGTCTCCATGAATACGTCATTTCATCTGCAATTTTCTCAAATGTCTTTTTTTCAACATACCGAGCAAACAAAATATGATAATAAGTTTCGTTATCAATTCCATCAATTTGCGAAACAATAAAATTCTTTTTATCTACGTAAGTGTCGATTAAATCATCCAATTCCTCTTCCATCTTTTCAATTTTGCAATAGGTCGAACCCATTTTGTCAAAGTTAGGACTTGTTTTTACTCTTTCTTCATTTTTTACAGCAGAAACACTTCTTGCCAGTTCTCTAAATTGCTGTATTTCAGATAACTTATTGTTTATCATTCGGTCAAGTCTACTAATTTGCTGTAAATATGTTTTAGTATCCATAATTTCTATAACCTCCTCTAAATGGGTTTTTTGGCACTTCTATTTTTGCCATACTCCAATTTCCCTCAATGAAGTATGCTAAAGACGCAAGGCAATCCGCCGCATCCTCATGTTTGTTTTTTCCAGTAACCGTAAAACTGTATAAATTTGTCATAAATTTTCTGTATTCCTGACTTCGGCATCCAACATCACGGAAATAAAACTCTCTAATACTTCCAGCCTTATCCCATATCCTTTGCGTTTTTCTCATGTTTGTAGGTGCATATTCAGAACGTAGATTTATTTTCCGTCCTTTTTTCTTTAGTAATTCTTCGATTTCATCCTTATATCCTTCTCCACCTTGGTTTGCTTCAAAAAACGCACTTCCAACGTCATTATCAATAATCATGTTTGCAACTTTAGGTTTTGTTATTTTCTTTTCACTGTTGTCGAAAACAACATCGTCAATGTAAATTGAACCATCCTCGTACATATAAGCTACCGCAAATGCGAGGAAATCTTCCCCGCCTAAAGCAACGTCACAAGCAGCACATATTCTGTAAGGTTCTTCTTCCGGCAATACACCATTGTAAAATCTCATGTGTTCTGGATTAAAAACTGCACCGTCTCTTTCAATTGGTTCCTGCTGATACTGTGCGTACCAAGATGCCATATCGTCGTTTTCTTCAAACTTTGCTCTTAACGTCCGATAGTATTGCGTTGTATATCCAACACCATAATCATAATCAAAGTTGCTTTCATCGTTTTCATCCAAAGCCGGTATCTTCAAAATTTCATATCTGATATTTTTTGCTTCTGGGTTATTCTGTAAGAAATCCAATCTATCACTATAAAGGTCGTGCAAACTCCAAATTGTACCATTATGGATTAGTTTGCACTGTTCCTTTTTACGTGACATTACATTATTGTCAAAGATAATCTGCTTTCGTTTGAGTGTGTCTGGGTTAAGCACATCTTGAATGCCTTCAAGAATATCATCCAATACCATCCAGCCGTAAGCGTCATATTCTCCATTAAGTCCACTTTCCAATCCTTTTCCAGAAAGTGTTTTGTACTTCTTTTTTCTCACAAGGTCTACTTTATGATTTTTTGAATCCGTATCAGCAACTTTTACTTTTGGAAATACATCGGAAAAACAATATGTTGGGTCTGTCCAGATTTCCATGACACCAGTTAAAAACGCTCCGCCTAATCCCTCTTTGTATGTCACATACAAATTGCTTTTTTCTGCGTCTTTTGCACAATGCCATGACATAGCAAGCGTTATTATCTGACTCTTACCAACCCTTGGCGCCATGTGAATAAACAATTCGTCAAGTTTTCCATCTTCAAGTTCCTGCAACTTATCGACAACTTGTTTGAGTGTTTTTCTTCTAGGCTCGTAAAATCTTTCTTTCTTAGGTCTGTTTTTTTCTATGTAAAGAATGTAACTATCAAGAATGTAAGGTGCTTCATAAAGCAGTAAATTGTAATATTTCTCTAAAATATCATACGACTGCTTGTTTTTTTGAGATTGTGTTTCAAGCCAATTAAAGTCAGCACCATTTGTAATTGATTTTATATACTCAAAAATCAATTCTTTTGCTCTTGTAGAAACTTTCAATCCATATTCACGGTCTTTTCTTCCGCAAAGTATAATTTTACTTGCTTCGCAATATGCATCTATTACACTACGGTCTATTCCATTCCGTAATATGTATTTTTCGTATTCTTTTATATTTTTCTCGTCTTCAATTGTATGCATTAAAAAAGCACCTCCACACAAGCAGAGATGCTATAATAGGCATCCTGCCTATAATTTTTCTAGGTTAGCGACTAACTCCGTTTGTTAGCCGGCAATTTAATTATTTACTGTTCCACTCAAATCCAAAATCCGACCTTTTAATTTTGCATTGAGGAATACCGTCTTTCCAAAATACCAAACCCTCTATATAATGTTCGGATAGATATTTTTTAATTCCATCAAAGGTTCGTTCTACTTCAACAATGATTCTTCCATGCGGAACAAGGTCATCATAATCTTTATTGTACGGGTTTCCATTAAAATGCTTTCCAACCGCTTCATACGTTCCATCAGTTAAAGGACTTAAACAACACTGCATTGCAGTATCATATGCTTTTATAAACCACTTATCCTCCGGTTTCTTATCATCAACTTTTACCCAACATGGAAAATGCCCTGTAATTGGGTCTGCCTTTTCCTGACATTTAATAGCTCCTTTTGGAACTGGTTTACCGTTCTTTGCGTCATATCTCTTGTAAAATTCTCCGTTGATAATCGCGCAACATGAACCATCAAATTTTACCGTTGCGACTCCATCTCCATTAAAAACCCATTCCATACCTTTTTTTACAATTGGAAGTGTTTCTACAACGCAATTGCTTATATATTTTCTTTCAAACAACGTAGGTATCTTTTTCATTTTTACTTCACTATCCTTTCCAATAAAGCAAATCTACAACGTATAAAGGGCGGTAATCATAATCATATTTGCAACCGCTTTCTACCGTTTCCATTGCGCCTTTGTATGTTTTGTCAATTGCATATGGCTTTTTTGTATCCATCGTAACAATAACATATCTGTATTCTCCGTTTTTATCAAAATCTTTTTTTAAGTCTTTTAATGTTACTTGTTTTGATTTTGGTTTTCTTCTTCGTCTAAACATAAAACGCATAATTATCCATCACCTCTTCAATACCCTTTTTGTGATTTCTTCACTAGGCAAAACAAAATGTTCTATATCACAATCACGCAATTCTCTTAATGCTTTTACACCCAAACTCAAAATTGCATTACTTTCCGAAATTATATTTGCAGGTATTCTATTATTTTCGTTAAAACAAGGAACCAATTTCCGTGAATCAATCTTACCAACCAATCTTACATCACTCATTTTCCATAAACACCTCAAAATCTTCCATACACTTATTACATAAATCGTAGGTAATATTTAATATGCCATTTTGTGTGATTGATTTCATACACAACAGCCCTACTTTTATCTCTTTCCCACACCTGTCGCAAGTGTGCCATTCTTTTTGATGTTTCATTCTTCCACCAACTTTCTTCCACACATAGGGCAAAATGTAATATCAAAATATCCCATTGCAGCACCATATCTCCAAATTACCATAGCTGGAGATTTATCACCAATGTTTTTCATTACGCATGCATCTGTCAAATTTGTCTCATGAGCACACTTTTGAATAAGAATGTTATCTCCTAATATTTTATTGTCCTCATAAGTTTTGCAAAATCTACACATTTCCATATCTCCTTATCAAAACACCAACTTCCTACCACACATAGGGCAATTATTGATTTCATAATCAAAATCCATAAAACTATCTCCGGTTGCAAAATGTATATAAACACCGTGTTCATCTTTGTATATGTAATCTTTGTATTTTGTGCTTGTGTAATCTTTGGTATAAATGTTTTTGCAAAATTCACACATGCCTAATCATCCTTTCCAGTTATCAACTTGCTATGTGGTAATTTTTCAATAAAATCACAAAATATATGCCAATCTGGTAGTCTGTGATTTCTTCTCTGCTTGTAAATCGTCTTTAACTGGCGATAATTTGTTGTCATCCTCGCAGTCAACTCAAATCCAGACGGAATATTGTATAACAGTTGCAAATAATCTTCGCTGTCTTTTGTTTTCAAGTAAATCTCTTTCAATCTCTCGACTTCTGCGATAACTGCATCAGACACATAACCGTTGCACATACACTTAATATCCATTTTGCTAATACAGTGCATTGTTGACTGACTCGATACAAAGTCAATAAAGTGGTATCTTTGCAATTCCACCCACGCCTTATTGCTGAATGTCAAATCAAACTGAACAATCACTCCGTTAAGGAAATTGTCATGCCCTGTGCCTATGTCACATCTTCCAAGATTATCAATTCTATCGGTAAATTCGTCATTCACAGCATTTATATCTACTGCAAACGGATATTTGCTTGCCTTAAAACTATCTTCAATTCCAAAAACCTTGATATTTTCTATTCTTGCCATTTTACACCTCCAGTTATATTCGGTTTCTTGTGTTGGAAAGTATTATCCGGTCACTTATTACTATTCTGTCCATACTCTACTGTCAGACAACCAACACAAGCATTTTAATTATTTCAGCAAGGAATACCGAAACGCTTGCTTATCCGGTAGCGAACCGGAACATTGATGTGGTGAGGAATCGAACCTCACATGATGCCTTTGTCCATATCCTTTCGGCTCACTTTGGCATTGTACTTGTGGTTTCCTGCGTCTACCCTTTGCGCCACACATCAGCAAAGGCACCCATTCAAATGACTAATGATTATATCGCAAAACAGGGAAATTTTAGGTGTCTTTGCATTGTATCATCCCCTCTATCGGGGAAATCGGCAACCGTGGATTTGAACCACGATTCTTTGTGTATAGTGGGATTCTACACAACGCATTATCCATTATGCTATCGCCGTAAGTACGGATTGACATACATGCATCTGTGTTTTAATCCGCACTGTTGCGATTCTTTTGCGTCCGGCTACTTTGGACATTGGGAACTATCGCAACGAAACCATAAACCCCACCGGACCTTGTGACGGTCCTTTAATCAGCTTTCCGCTAGTGGGTAAAGAAAGGGTTCATGCCAAAGCAAAACATGAACAAACCATATACACCGAATTGCCGGTGTTGTATTCCGATTCGCTCTCGGCTAGAACGGATATACATTGCCCCTCTTTGTGATTCACACTCCTTATCACATTTAAGAGTTCAAGGGATATGGTAAAACTCTTAATGAGTTATAAAATATATCGCCACAATGGACGTACAAAAATTGATTATTGACATTATTCTATCACAAGGTCTTTCGCCTAACACTTTGTTCAAAAACGAAACTACCACCATGAATCCAAAATAAACCACAGCAATGTATCGAATCAAAAAACTAATCATCACGGTTCCTCCACTCTTCGCATCCGTGGTCGTGTTCGACATAATCAGATGCATAGTCACTGTTCATATTCTCGCACACATAACCATTCTCACGGCTATATGCAGCATATTTACAATTTCCACAACACAGTTTTTCGTTATCGTCCATCCTTGAAGTCCTCCATTTCTTTTACACTCACTCCAACAATTCCTGCCGAACCATCCGAATCCGTATTTTTGAAATACTCTCCGTTCTGCGGAAACATGAAACGGAACATTGCGTAATTTGCTACGTCGCAAAGATATTCTGTGTTTCCAGTTTCTTCAAACTTCGCAAGACATTTTTTAAGACTTCCAATCGCATCCACATTTCCGGTTGCGAAATTTCTACTTGCCTTGCCGTATTTGTAATAGCTCTGACATATCAACGCTTTCCGCTTATCGTCAAACGCTTTTGAGTATTCTGTTTTCAACAATTCATTTTCCATTCTCAAAAACCCCTTTTTTATTTTTTCGGGAGTATGGGGGACTTAGTAGGCGGTTTTTTAATCCCCCAATAGAGGGGGAGGGGGTGCGTTGCTAGTCCTCTCTTTTGCTCGGTTCGTATAACTACAATTTTACGAACTTTTACGGTTTTTCGTTGTTTATCCGTCTTTTTGTTCGATTTCAATAACGTCTTTTGCCGGATTTGTCAATTTAGGAAGCTCGCTATCGGCTAATGATTGGCTATTTTGGTTACCGACCTGCACTGGAGCAGTTTCAGCCATACCGTAAGCCGCCTTTGCAACAAATATCAAATTGGCGTTTGTGCCGGTCTGGTTGTGTAAGCGGTTAAGTGTAAATGATTTACAAATATTAAACCATTTTTTGACTGTGATGCCATGTGCGCTACTAACTCTATACAATCCATTAGCCCAGTCAGTAAATGTTGTTCTGTGTATACCAGTTAAAAAACTAAATACTTCCAGTGTTGGTAACACTTTATATTTAGCACATATACGAACATAGATATCAAATATATTATCCAGTAATTCTATATCATCATTACTAGGTTTTTGAATATTATCAGCAATATAGAAAATCATAGATACAAAGTTATCTGTTACGCTTTCTGTATCTCCATCTAACTCCGTGTCTATATACTCATCTACCAGCCTATATATGTCGTTCTGGTATACATCAATACCTATTTCGCTTTTGATACTATTATCTTTCACAACATCACCTCCAAACATTCAAAAATAAAAAAACGCCAACACAAGAAAAATAAAAAGTTATCCTCTTGCGTCAGCGTTTATGTATGCTGTCGTCTGTGTGCTACTGTTTCCAGAGCAGTAATTCAATATCTGTCCTTACTATACACGATATATTACTCCATGTCAATAATAAATTTATAATATTTATTTGTCGAGTTCGAGCCGTTTTTTATAAATCCAGGTACGGCGTCGGGGAATCTGCCCGACTATATATATACTTATCTTCTCTAACCTAATCTAATCTTATCTATGTTACATTTTGAAAACAGAACGATAACAGATTGATAACAAACTGGTAACAGAATTGCATACAAAATGATTACAAGTTGATAACAAAACGATAACAAAAATACACAAAAAAAAGACGGCTAAAAAGCCGCCCTTTTTCTTCTGGAATCACTCGCCGATATACTGGCTATATAGTTCATTCCATGCGTCAGCGTCAAGGTCGCTTTCGAGTTCGGCGGATGCCTCGAATGGCTCCGTTTCCTCGTGGTCGAGAACGTCGGAAATTCCGACAGTGTACTGTTTGCCGTCAACCTCAACCCAGACGTTGGCGGCGTCGTTCTGAACGCCGTTCCCATCAAGTGCCTTTTTCTGAAATTCTTCAAAACTTATTTTTTTCATGTCTTTTCCTCCTTATAACTCCTCAATCTCTTTGCAGTCAAATGCTTCTTTGTAGTTGTCATCGTCATCCAGTTCCCTATCTTCTGGAATGTCAAAATACATCTTTGTAATTTTGATATTTTTTTCATCTACCATATAGCCATATAAATAATTTCCGCCATCCCCTAACAATTCCCAACATTCATCATTAGATACAAGGCGTCCGGTATATGTTTTTTTATTACACAAAATAGAACGAACTGGGAAGTTGTCTATATTGTCAAATTCGTCATTGATGGAATTTTTCATCATTTCAAAATTCAATTCTTCAAATTCCTTTTGTAGTTCGTCAAATATTAGGTTGTCTTTATACATACCACAACCATCATAAGAATAACGGATTCCCTCGCTCGTCTCGTATCCGTATACACTTAGCGGGTCCGTTTCATAATAAAAATTTGATGCCTTTCGGCTTAACTTGTCAACTGCTTCTTCTCCTCTTTTTTTGTCATAGATTGTAAATTTTTTCTTGTTCATATTTTCCACCATTCACGGCTTGCGCCGTGCCTTTCTTTTTTTTGATTGATTTAATTTTTTGATTTTGTTATAATATTCTTACAGTTTGGGCGGTGGCAAGTCCGCCCTTTCTGTACTCCGATTTACTAATCTTCAATGTTATTTTGTGTATCTTCGATAAGTTCATCAATAAGCCTTTCCGCTTCTTCAATGTTTTCTTCCTTTATGGACTTTTTTAACTGCTTCAACTGTCGCATAAGGCTTCTCAGATACCCCTTGAATACTGCCATATCTTCCATGTTTTCCCCCTTTCTCCGATTGGCTTCTCTTGCCATCCACCAAGCGGCTATTAGTTCATTTCCTTTGAACTAATTATATTATAGTCTATTTTCGTGTACTTGTCAATAGCCTATTTTCATATACTATCATTTTTTTTATATTCCATGATTTCCCACGGCTGGCAATTTAACATATGGCATATATTGGCGATAACTTCGCAAGTTACATTTTGATTTTTTGCTAATTTCGCTACCGTGTTCGAGTGTATGCCGTTATTTCTCAACCATTGTTTGTTGTAGCCCTTTCTTTCTAGCAATTCCCACAAGCGAGAAAAATCTATAATTCCATTTGTGCCGTATGTTTTTTTGTTTATTGTTCCGCTCATTTCTTCGCCTCCTTTATATATATGATAATAGATTACTTTTTTTTTGTCAACGTCTATTTTTATGTAGCAATATGCACAAATATATATGTCTATTTTTGTGTATTATTACCTATTGTGTTTATGTCTATTTTCGTGTATTATATATGTATCAAATAAAAAAGCCGCCCGGCGTTCCAAACCACGAGCGGCACCAATCAAAAAAGAAAGGTACCTATATTATAACATATAGGAAAGGTGAAAAACAATGAAAAAAATCAAAACTTTAGAAATTAGCGGGAAAAGATGGTTTCAGAAATCCTACGGGAACACGTACCACACAACAACGGTTGTTGTTAATGGCGAAAAGCTGAAAAGCGATATAACATATGGCTACGGAAACCACTACTTAATGACAGCCGCCGAGCTTCTCCGTGAAAATGGCTTTGATGTTCCGGGGAGCAATGATAAAGCATATCATTATATGCAGTCATTCGCTCATTCAGCGGAAGACGTAAAAAGGAAAAAAGATTTGTAGGAGGTGGAAAAATGAAAATCAATAAATTATCGTGGGCGGTTGCCTACAAGATGGACAAAAGAACACAGGACGACGGAACAACGAAAGTTGTTACCGTCGCAAAGTTCAACACGGCGGAAGCCGGAGCAAACTTTATAAAAAAATGTCTACCAGAAGAGACAAAGGAACGTTTTTTTGTGGTAGATGCTGACGCCTTGGAAGCGTGCAAGGATGCAGACAAAATAAAACGCCTTGAACACTCCAAGGAAGCGAAGTTTTTCGCATACGTCGAAAAATAAGCCGAAACGCTCCCAATATGGGAGCGTCAGCCGCGGGACGGTCTCCCGGCTCTGATGATGGCAGACCAGAAAGGGAAAAGAAATGATATTATATATTGATGATGGATTTTTGTTTGGTTGGTACTACTCAACAGACGGCGCATATATCGGCGATGGAACGCTAGAGACAGCGGAACGAATCGAGCGAGAACGCCAAGAATAGCGACCGCAAAAGATTCACGCCGGTTTTTTCCGGCGGTTTCTTTTCGCTAGAAAAATAAAAGATTGGAGGCGGTGACATGATGAAATCACTGCGAAAATGGCTAGAGAAATCATGTTATAATCCGGAAAAAATCAAACTTTTCGGAGGTGGTGAAGCGTTGGAGGTATCAACGCCATACCAAGGACAAACACCAACGGCGGAACAATTCGCAACACTGGCAGAAATCCGGCGGCACGTGTCAAGGCACTATGCCGGGATAAAGGTTGAGCCGCGCGGATTTTATTCATCAATTTACATTTATTATAACAAAAAGCCGGATGCGTTCCGGCTTTTTGTCGTGCGCTTTTCCTGCTTTTGGTAGGCGTGCGCCCTGCTGCCGTTTTGCTTTTTCGCAAATCTCCGGCGGTGTGATTGCGATACAAAAAAACAAAAGGCTGTTTTTACCCTGCCGGATTTGTTCCGGTTTGGTTTGGATGCAAAAATACATAGCACCTTGACAACGCTTTATATTCGCCGTATACTGATTTTGTATATCTATAGCAAGTTTATAGGCTCACGAGATAAAAAGCAAAATAGGAGCCTTGGAACGTCTCACAATGGCAAGACTTTATTTAGTGTATCTAAAATCAGTAAAGTAAAAAACAGTGCAAAAACTGTTAATATAAATCAATTTGAAAAAATTCACCATGCAACTATAAAAATTAGCAACCCCGGGGGGTATCAAAAAATTTGCATTATCGGGCGAAAATTCCGAAATCGCAAAAAATCTCTCTCCAATTTTGAAAATATGAAAGGTAGGGGGGTATCAAAATATTTTGCTTACCGGGCGTAAAAAGAAAGGAGTGTTCATCATGAACAAAAAGACAAAAGCATTAGACAAGGAAACCTACAAAGAAATCATAACCGCAATCCGCAAGGGCTTCAATTACGGCGAACACGTATTCAAGCCAAACAAACGGCTTGCTACATTACTGGTAGTGCAAGCAAACATCGGAGTTAGAATCTCTGATATACTGCACCTTACGCTTTCAGACGTGGTATACGAGAGCGGTCGCTATCATCTGGATATTGTAGAGCAGAAAACCGGCAAGGGAAGAAACTTCACGGTTCCAACTGAATTATTCCAATTCTTAAAGCAGTACACAGAGGATAACGGCATTGCACCAACCGCAAGAATCTTTCCAATCAGCGAAAGAGCCGTACAGAAACAATTGAAGATTGTAGCGGATTTCTTTGGAATTGACGGAATATCAACTCACAGTTTCCGGAAATTCTATGCTACGGAAATGTATCTAAATAACGATTATGATATAGAGTTGGTGCGTCATTTACTCCAGCACTCATCCAGTTCCACAACGCAAAGATATATCGCTATCAGTGAAAAACGTGTTGAGAACGCATTGAAGAATCATTTGTGTATCATCTAATTGTATGGTACACTGTAAAGGTCTAAAGACAATATAATACGGCAACCATTTATTTCTCCTTCTCGGTTGCCAATTAGACAAAAAAGTAGGAGCCTTTTCCATAATTTAGGCTCCTATTTCTTATTTATTTCTTATTTTTCTTCCTTGCAACGTGTTCTAGTATGGTTTTCTCTGCTTCTTCCCTTAACTCCGCAAAGTACGATACAACTTCCATAACAAACCTTGATTCGTAACCTTTTTCGTACTTATATAGTATCTTGTAATCATCTACATTGTATGATTTCCCAATATCCAAAAGAATCTTGTGATACAATCCTTTTCTCGTAAGTTTGTATTGCTTGCAAAGATACTCAAAGTTTGGTTCCATTTCTGCAATCCACCTATCTTCTACGAGTAGCGGATAGGTTTTGCGTTCCGGAATCTCTTGCTTTACCTTGAAGTACGCTTTAACAAGTTGTCGCTGCACATCCCATGATAAATCGTCTCTTAAAGACTTTACCAACATGAGATAGCCGGTTTCTGTAACAAGGATTCCAGACGGTGCTTTTTCATTGAATCCATATGTCGGTACGAAATTCGTTCCGACATCTTCTCTTGTTACAACAAAGTAATCTTCATTTTCGATAAAATGCTTTTTATTCCTTGTAAAGTTTCTCTTTGCTGTTCCCTTTGGTCTTTGATGTACTTCATCAATATCCTTAAAAGTCACAACTCTCTGACCGTCATACTCTCTAATTTGCATTTCGGTGTTCTCAATGGTAATTACTTCGTTCATTAGCAAGCACCACCTTTCTCTGGGAAGAAATCAATCTTTCCGTTTGTCAGAAATTTAGCACAGTATGAAAATCCTGCAATGAACGATGCTTCTTGTACATCTGCTATGCCATCGCGAATTGATTCATCTATATTCTGAAACAGGCTCGGGTTTAATATGTCTCTCAAACGAGCAATGGCGTCTTCCGCTGTTTCCCAGTTCTTGTTGATAATACAAACTTCCTCGGAATTGTTCATGTCTTTTGTGTCCATAAAGTTTCGATAAGCAATTTTTAATAATTCTTCCATGTTTTTTCCTCACTTTCAAATAATGCTTGATTTTCCACAAGAAAATGATAGAATAGATTTATCAATTCCTTATGGAGTTGTTGCTAAAGTGTTGTGTTCGTTGGTAGCGGTGCAACACTTTATTTGTTTTCTGTTAATCTCCTATAAACCAAGTCGATTCCCTCTCTAAGAATATCTGTTTTGGTTTTTCCTGTTTTTTCCACACAGAACTCTAATTTTTTCATGTCGCTAACAGTAAGCCTAACTCCTGTTCTGTTAGTTCCTCTAGGGTCTCTTGTTGGTCTTCCAACTTTTTGCGCCAAAGTATCTCTCCTTTCGTTATTATGTTGAACATAATTATATTATACATTTTGTTCAACATAAGTCAACCCCTAAATGTAAAAAAAATAGAGACAATATAAATTATACTGTCTCTATCCAATAAATCTAGTTATCAAGCATTTCATTTACTCTCTGCATATTATCTCCAGTATCATACACAATCACGCATGACCTACCAAAATAAAAAACTGCTAAGAATATAACGCAAATTAAAATAACAATTAAAAGTCTTTTCCACATATTTCTATTCCTTTACTAATTAGTGATATAACTTAAACATATCGGAAGAAAGTGATTCCGCATATATCTTAATATCGTTTTCAGCATTGGTTATGCTTGTTGAAAAATCATCATAGTTTCCTGTCGGACTTGCAAGCAAAGAATATAAACTGTGTATTGCATTACAATAGTTTTCTGTATCTTCGCAGATGTCTTTATATTCATTATAAATGTAGTCATCTGATTTAATTTTTTCCCATTTTGAATAGGTTTCCTTAAATTTCTCATATTGTTTTGCCGTTTTATTTGAATACACTGTATCACTTATGCAAAGATTCACGGCATCAGAGAAGTCTCTAAATTTCCCATTCTTCTTTAATGTCCATTTATTTGTCTCTTTGCTTTTCTCTTTCCAAATAGCATTACTCCATGTATGGGTTGCTTTTATGCTTATGTTGGATAGATTAGAAACAAATTTATCTGTAGAATCAAATAAATCACCAGTCAACTTCACAAAATCACGTTTATTTTGACGTCTTTGTTTTTGCTCTGCAATTTCCTTTTCCTTCTTTTCTTCTTCCGCTTTCTTTTTCGCTTCCGCTTTCTTCTGTTCCTCAATTCGCTTATTGTTCTCTTGAACAAAATAATAGGTAACACCACCTGCAACACCGGCAAGCAACATAACAATAATCACGATTAAAGCTATCTTTTTATGCTTTTTGGATTTCTTATTCTGTTCAATTGCAAGTTCCTTATCTGCATCCGTAATTGTTCTTCCACAATTCGGACACTGGTTTGTTTGGTCGCTAACTTTCTTTTTGCACTCCGGGCATTTAATCAAAGCCATGAGCAATCCCTCCTCTTTTATTTTTGATTGTATATTATCATATTTGACTATATTTGTCTATAATGCAGTTCTTAATGTTTGGAATACATTGTTTGTTATGCTAATTATTTCATCTGCGTATGTTGCCAAAAAGTCGCAAAACATTTCTTCCTGCTCCAAAGTCATATCAATTCCGTATGAAAACATTGCGCTATGGCATATCTCATGTAGCAAAACTTTGCGTAAAAAACCGCCACGCAAAATATTTGATATATAAATTGTTTGATTATTTCTATCGCACATTCCGCAAGTATAACTTCCGTCACTTCTTTGTAGCATATTGCTATACGGTGATACTGTTACTATATTCCAAACAAAACCATTCATAGTATACAATTTAACCACTCCAATCAAAAAGGGGCAATTACGCCCCCTTAATTTGTTTTTGTTAAAACTTCTGCAACAATGTTTGCATTTTGGTTTTAAGTAAATTTTTTTCTTCCTGCGAACTATCCGCAATCATTTCCGTAATGTCTTTTGATAATTCACCCATGTACTTTTCTAACTCTTTCATTTTGTATTGCTTATCCGCCGGTGTGTCTGCTTTGTGCATTTCTTTTGATTCCATGTATGACATACGACTCATTCCGCTTCTGCCCTCTCTGGAATCTCTCATCTTCATGTTTTTATCCATTCCTGTATCAGTGTAATACATAAGACCTTCTCTGTGTTTATCCATATCTCTGTACCATTCTGGGTCATGTTCCCGGTACATTTCCGGGGTCATATGATAATATGGTTCGTCATATCCTCTACGGTACGTTCCTCGTCCTTTCGGAGCAAATCTTCCGTCAGCGTATCGGTATTTGTCATAAAATCTTCTTCCGTCTCCGTAACGCTCAAACATTTCAAGCGTTTCTTCCAAGTTTGATTCATCCATTGCCTTTGTCAAGGTTCTGTAGTACATTGCTTCCGACAAATCTTTCATCATGTCTACTACTTTTCCCATTTCGCAAGTATCAACATTTTCGATTCCAGATTCCATTTCGCTTTTGGCACATTCGGAAAGTTTTTCAATCATACAATGCATTCTTTTAATATCCATCTCAATCACCTCCACCGGTTGTAACAATAGTTCCGTCACCGTTTATTGCATTTAATCTGTTGTCTGGGGCGCAAGCAATTCTTCCAAGCAATTTGAAAACCCCGCTATTTGACGTGGTCTCAACTCTTGTACTGTACTTTGTTCTTGTTCTGATACTACAAGCCGTTGCCTGCGTACAATCACATTTTGTCAGTGGATAAAGTACCGTACCAGTTCCAATCTGGATATATACCGGAGCAGAGATTGTTGTTTCTGCCGGAATGCTCTGTGCCACAACAATGCAATATTTTGAACCATCGTTATAACTTCCTTCCGGGATTTGGATAACAAGACCAGTACCGGCAGTAAAATTTACTGCCTGACTTATAATCAATTTCTTGCAAAGTTTGCATACGTTTTTACAATTACTCATAATATACCTCCTAAAAATCAATATGGGATAAGCCATAGACCTATCCCATAGAGTAATAATCAGCCTAGTTCGGCGAGTTTTTCTGATATTCTGTTTTAATTCTTTTGTATATTAGCAACAACCGCAACCGTTGTTAAGACCTACTCCATAAGCGGACTGGTAAGGTGAGCAAGTGATGTAAGCTGGTACGGCAGCAGGTCGCAACTGGCTTACAAGATACTGGTTCTGCTCTGACTGTGAAGCCGCCAATTTAAGGTTCTGATTTTCAGTCTGCAAAGTAGACAATTTGTCGTTTACAAGGAAGTCAAGGATGCTTCTTGTGTTTGCGTTCTGATTGTCGATAATATCTCTTGTATTGTTGCACATAGAGTTCTGGATTGCGTTTGTCTGCGTTGAAATGTTGTAATTCACGCCCTGAATAGCTTCTCTTGTTGCACAGCAGCAGTCGGAAATCTGATGAGATACGTCATTGAATCCCTGCTGGTTCTGAAAACCAAGCGTACAGATTGAGTTATCAAGAGTTCTGAAATTGCTGTTGATTGTGTTGTTCAGCGCATAGTTACTGTCTGCCAGTCCGTATGTCTGCTGGTCGAGTTTGCTAATAAGCGTCTGCTGGTCTACTGCGGCTCTAACATCTGCCTGTGTAGCACAAGGAACGGATGCTCTGTCACCGCCGTTGCCGTAACCGCCGCCAAATCCATTACCCCATCCGCCAAAAATAGCAAACAAGATAATCAAGACCCACCAGCCGTTTCCATCGCCCCAGCCGTCTTTGTTGTTTCCTGTCACTGCCGCAATATCGGCAAGACTAGGTGAATTTCCGTTAAACATTTTGTTTACCTCCATTGTTTTATTTACAAATGGGAAACTAGTTTTAAGTGCACAACCCAAAATGTACTAACGTAAATTGCATCTTTGAATAATTGATTTTCTTATTTCATCCGGTGTAGTTCCTTTTTCTTTGCAGACGTTTTCTGCAAATTCCTGTAACCCTCTTGAATCTCCATTTCTATACATCTCAATAGCATTTTTCGCCATAGGGTTACTCATAACTTCATTGTTTTTTGTGATTTCTTCTAAAAATTTCTGTGGATTTCTCATTGCTTTCATAAAACTAATTGGATTAAGCATCTGTATCACTCTCCTTTTTAGTCGTAGTCGAAGTTTTAGTGCTTCTAGTCGAAGATTTAGTCGAAGTTTTAGTCAAAGATGATTCCAAGTTAGAGATTTTGTTTTCTAACTCATCGAATCTTTTCATAATTACTTCTGTGACCTCTTCTGATATGTCTATTTTGCTTTTTGTGTTGTCCTGTGTCGGATTGTTAGGTTCTGTATCTAAAACTGGCTTAAAAGTCAAAATATGAGTTCTCCCATTTGCAAGCCATTGTTTTCCAAATATTTCCGTTCCGTCTGCTTTTGGAAAATAATATATATTCCCATCCATCGGAATGTCTGTTGCTTTTACAACGTCAATGCTATCAACAACTTTTCCAATAAAACTTGTCTGTTGTGATGTTGCCTGCATTTGAGAGTTCTGCATAGGCGGTTGTAAGTTCTGCTGACAGTTTTGCAAAAAGTTCATTCTTTCTGCGTATGGATTTTGAACATATCCATTATTCATCGGATAAAAGTTCTGATAATTTTGCATCCGGATTCTCCTTTCTTATTTTACCAATAACATTTTCAAACACGCTAACGGCTGTAGCCTGCGTTCCAATAGGTATTTTCTGCATTTCTTTTTCGCTAAAAATCATTTCAAGAATCTCGTCTTTGAACATATCAATCACTCCTTACAATTAAAACTTACACCAAAAAAAGACGGATAAACCGTCAGAAATCATTCAAAATTTATTCATATGTATTATTGGAAACAATGCTCTTTTCTTACAATCACGTACTTTGTTAAGTGTAAAACAATGTATTAAATTATTTACACCATTTATACACCATTTTCCTAAAAAATATAGTTATTTATAGATATTTATGCGAAAGTTAAAAATCCTATATGTACCGAAAACAACGCATTTTCGCCATTTTGAACATTTCAAATTTCAAAGGTGGCGAGATGGTAAGAGTTTTTATAACCAACCATTTTTAGGTACTTTTAAGCGTTTTTCTTTTTAACTTACACCAAATTTACACCAAATACACCGTTTTACATAGCAATATATTGTTCCATTTCTTTCGCAACATCATCTGGTTTCTTGTGAGTATACACATCTAATGTCGTAGAAATATCTGAATGTCCCATTACTAATTGCAATGTTTTTACATTCATACCTTTTTCAACCATGCGGCTACAGAATGTATGTCTTAACACATGAGGTGTTATTTGCGGCAACTCTCCAAGACCAAGTTCAATATGCTTTTTTCTTACTTCTCTCATTGAACCCTCTAAATTTCTTCTTGTTTTTGGAAAACCCAAGTGGTTTATAAAAACAAATCCAGTATATCCGTCAATCGCATATTCGACTTTAGGTCTAACTTCTGTCCTTTTGTGCATAAATGCTTTTCTTGTTTTGTCATTCATGGCAAGTATACGGTTCCCTGCTTTTGACTTTGGTGGAAGAATAACGTATTTTCCACCAATTCTGTGCAATTGCTTATTTACATTTATTCTTCTGTTTTTGAGGTCTACATCCTTAAATGTAAGTCCATATAATTCACTTACCCTCATTCCAGTATTCAAAAGAATCACCACATCATCATAGATATGTCGAAACCATCCATGATTGGAAATAAATTCAATATAATGGTTTTCCTCTTCTTCGCTCATCGAAAATCTTTGCTTTGAATCGTTTTCGATTATGTTCGATAAAGTGAATAGAAATGGATTTTTGACTATATAATCATCCTCAACTGCCATTTGAAAAGCCGGTTTCAAAAGTGTTTTTGCATTTTGAACCGTTCCATACGAATACCCTATATCGCTTAAGGTAATCATATATCGCTTTGCCAACGATGTTTTTATGTCTTTGATTGGAATATCCAATATCTGTATCTTGTCAAGCATATTTATTAGGTATCTATACTTCTGTTCTGTTGTTATGCGTACTTTTTTTAACGATAAATACCTGTCTATCAGTTCCCGGACTGTTATTTTGTTACTTTCCCAAGAAACACCAGATATTATTTCTGTTTTTGTTACTTGTAACTCTTTTTGTCGTAGTTCATTTAATGTTCTGGCATATATTGTTTGACGTTTCTTTGATAAATCAGTCCATCGGTACATATAAGTACCGTCAGTTCTTTGGCTTTCTCCTTTCTCTAATACTCTTCCTTTGTTATCTTTTCTGCTTGGCATACACATTCTCCTTTCTTAAAGAAAAGAGCATTGTTAAAGGATAATTATATCACTAACAACGCTCTATAGTAAATAATAGGTACTTATAGGAAGTTATAAAACCATTGTCCTGTCAAGATATTCTTCCATCTTTTTCCTTTTTATAAGGTTTTTTCTTCCTATAACAAGAACAAGTTCATTTCTGTTTTCGTTCACAATTTCCCTCATTCTATCCTTTCCAATATTAAAATAAGCCGATGCTTCTTCAATAGTAAGGTTATACTTTTCACATACTGGAATTTCTTTTTTCAATTCTACCATCTCCTTTGCCTTATTTATTTTCCAATCAATCCTTGATACTCTTCTTATGACGGTTGATTCCGACATATTGCATTTCATCTCTATTTGTCTTAATGTATAGCCTTTTGATATGCATTTGAATATTTGTTCTTCATCTTCTGTGAAATTGCAAATTTTTTCAATTTCATCAAGTTCCGGCTTAGTCAATGAGGATAAATACTTTCCTAATCTCATAAGCCTTTTCCTTTCCTATAATTTTTTGTTTGGTTTATTGGCTTCATCAACCAACGCAATTAAAAACTCCTGCGTTTTTCTCGGAAGTTCACTATGTTTGATTTCCGCAATTACTTCTCTATACTGTTCTTCTGATAATCTTTCCATGGTCTATTTCTCCTTTTTAATATAATATTCCGCTCTCTTGTAATTCTCTTCTTGCTTCATTCGCTTTCTGCGAGCGTGCTTTTTCAACATTCATCTGATAGTGCTTTTCGCATACCTTGTATCCATCTTTTACTTTTCCACCGCAAAAGCAACACAAACCGTTTTCAATCCATGTTTTCTTTTTCGTACTAGCCTTTGCTCTCTGACTATTTCTGCTTTTCTCCCTGCATATTCCACAAGTCAAGTACCCGTAATCGGCTTTTCGCTTACGGCACCGTGGACAAATACCTTTTTCTACGTCCTGCTTATATGTAAGTTTCGCCCATTCCTTGTGTTCTTGGTTATATCTCTTTCGTGCTTCTTCACTTTTATTTCTTCGATTATTGCATTGTATTGATTCATTTGCACGGCATTCCGGGCATGATGATTCACTACTGCCGATTGGAACCTTTCTGCAAATAGGACATATGCCAACTTCTTTATAGCATTGTTTATTTCTTCTTTCGTTCTCCGACTTTTTACTGCGACAACTTATACATCGTAAGCCGTCTCTATCTAGTGGCTTTCCACAATCAATGCAAAGTCCGTTCTGCTTTCTTCTATCGTACAATCGTTTTTGATAGATATTGCTCAAACAAACACCTCACTCATCCTCATCTGATTTAAGGATTCGGACACCGCATTTCTCTCTGACTTTATCTATATACCAATCAACATTAAACTTTGTTGGGTCTTCATCCATCTTTACTGATTCATCAGATATACGTTCAATAAGCCGATTGATTCTTTTGTTTCCAAATCCAAATTCTTCGCAAAGTGCAAGAAACATAATTCCGGTAGCAAGTTCAAATCCCTCATTCTTACCAGTTATGTATGCCCTTGCCATAAGTTTTGTTTGTGTTGGCTTACCGCCGGTCAATTTCTCCTGCACACGTTTTTCTCTCCGCATTGCTGCTCTTTTGTTTACTGCCATGTTATCCGTCCTTTCTAGTATTTTTACTTAGTCACTTATTTTAAATTATTATTCATGCCACTTGCCTTTACAATCTTGATTGATTTATCATAAGCTATAAGCTGACCTAATTCCTTCGGCTTGTCTTTGGTAATATAATCAAGCACTCTATTAACCGGAACCATGCTTTTCGCTTCTTCCAACTGCTCCACAACCTTATCTACATCATAAGCGGTAGGTTGACTATCAATCTTTTCTGCCAAAGCACTATACATATCATTACTGTTTGTTTTTGTAAGAAGAATATCTATAAACCATTGTTGTGATAATTCTTCCTTTAACTCATCTGCGTCAATCAGTCTCATTCTTACTCACTCTCCTTGTAAGGCTTTGGCAATGGCATCCAATAATTAACCTTACAATCATACAAATTTGTATGATTATGCCATCGGTTATATCCATAATATCCAACACAAATATCATCACGATATTCTCCACCACACGTTCCACCTCTAATTTTGCCAGATAAAGCAACAAGAACATCTTCAAATTCCTCTGGCTTTCTTTCATTTACAGAAATCCATTGATTATTTGATTGTTTTTCAATTTCTGATATTACCGTTTCTACACTCTTAATATGTTCGCTCATGTTTCCTTTCTCATAACATAAATTACATTTATCACATTTTTCGTTATTGCAATCTTCATAAATGCCTTCAACTTGTTTCTTTTGGCATTTAAGGTATGCTTTTAGCTTTTCTATTGCTTCATCTAATTCTAGTTCCATCTTATTCGCCTCCTTCCAACAATTCCGGATTGTCAAAAATGTTGCCGATAACTTCCCATTTACTGGAATCGAAATCTTCAATTAAATCAACATCTCCATCTGCCGAACCACGAACATCCGAATTTTTGTATTTGTGTGTGCATATTCCAAATCCTGTAATATCATCACACCAACAAACCTCTGCAAAATAATCATGTTCTGAATCCAAACCAGAAAGGTACGGATAAATAAAACCATCCATAAGGTCATTTTCAAAAATAAGGTGATTGTACTTATCCCTTTTCCCTGTACATCGGCAAATGGTGGATGAATCAACTCTTGGGGCATTATCTGTTGTTATACAAGTTCCTGTGGAATAATGAATCTCTATGATTATCCTATACATCTCATCCCTGTTATCGTACACTAAAGAACCTTGCACCCACTCTCCGTTATCAATCCTCTTTGCCTTAAATAAATATCTATCGTCCATTTTCATCCTCCAATCTCATACCGCAATAAGGACAATATTTTATACCATGAAGCACATTCCCAAATTGTATATACCATCCTTTTTTATCATCCGAATACTGATATTTCACAACACTAGCAAACTTACAGTTTTTTAGATGTTTACAATTATGCTCTTTCATAAATTCTAAATTATTGCTCATAATTACTCCTTTCTCGGCTTCTCGCATCGTTCAAATTCAATTACCCATACATAAGGATTTGCGAGCCATCCGTATACATCAATGTCTGATTTCTTGATGGTTGAATTCCAGAGTTCTGAAAAGCCGTCTGTTTCGTGATATCCTTCATCCGGACATGTATCACACCCAAACGTAGCATTGCATTTTCTACAAGGTGATGGATATACACCTTCTGCAATGCATCCATCATCTGTAATTTCCTGTAATCTCTCCACTCGTACATTCGTAACCTTTAGCCAGATACGAGCAGCTTCTTTCGGCATGTGGATGGACGGATGCCATGTGCAAAAGAAATTATTATCATCAGCCTTGTAATAATATTTTTCTTTTTCATCCCCATAAGAACCCTTGCACCATGTCTCACGAACATACAGAATGTCTCCCGGTTGGTATGGTGGAATATAAGGGCAGAGCCTTTCATTCCCCCGAGGTTTTGTGATATAACCATTTGGGTGTACCTCAAATGGCTGTTTTAATACTCTTCGTGTACAAGTCTTTCTTCCTTCCAAAATGGCTCTCACCATTTCTGTGTTGAATAGAATTGGTCTAATCTTCATAATTATTCCTCGCTTTCATCTATCTTTCATGTTCTCTATCTACTTTGCAAATTCCCCTATGCTCATGAACTGCAAAAGATAAACTTCCGGTTTGTTTCATGTAGCTTAGTTTTTCTTCTGTCAGCTCACATTTGTGTTTACGTTCGTTTAAATATTTGTACGTTCCGTTACAATACATATCTTTTTTCCTCCTATTCTGCATTTAATCGAAGCCATTCAAGTATTGTTGGTGCTTTTGCTTGACAATCTTTACAAGAAATTTTATCTTGCTCACAGTCTTTATTTGCATATCCTATAAAATCTACAAAGCAAGTGGTTTTTATTTTCTGTATAAACTCTGCCAACTCTTCATCCGACATATTCCTGATTCTTTCTGCGTTAGTCATGTTATCACCTCCAATTTCTATAGTAAGTAATTTTTCAGCCTTTGGATTGCCTAGTTTCAATTCTTTGATTTGAAATCTATACTTATAGGCATCCTTTCCAATCTTTTCAAATAGTCTCTTTCTTGCTTTTGTTTTGCTTGGTTCACAAATACCAAATTGAAATTCTTTCTTTTTTGTGTTCCAGACACCATAGCGTTTCTTACGATTCATTCAGCACCTCTCAATTCTTTATTGTCTGTACCAATGTTTTGTCCCATCTGAAAACTCCACTTCGATTTTGCATGGTAAATTGAAATGTGCATTATATCTAGCGTCTGTGATTTTAACGCATTTGAGATGTTCTTTTTCGCACTTTAAAGCATCTGCCTTTTCACGATAATCGGTATGGCAAATATCACAAGTATATAATTCTTTCTTAGTCATTTTTTCCACCTCTCAATTCTTTTAAATATTTCTTGCGCTCTCGTCTAAACTTCTTGGAATACTTAGTTAGAATTTCGTTGATAGCTATTTCGTTGACTTGTGACTGCCCTATTGGGTCAACAACATACCAATTTTCTGGTAACAAATATTGAATAATAAAATGACGAAACTCTGCATCACTCATTCCAACACCATAGATGTTTTCTTTATCTTTTCTTACTGAATATTTCTCTTTGAAAAACTCACTAATTGTCATTCCATACCTCTCAATTCTTTCAGTTTTGCTTCGGATTCTCCTAACTCCATTCCTGCAAGACATCCACTAGCGTATGCGTCCTCATAACATCTATCTATTGCCGTATAAAATTCATCACAAAACAATTCAGTAAGAGGGCATTCCGAACACTTGTAATTTTCATGGTGGCATTTAGTTCTTGTGTGCACACATTCTCTATATTCCGTTTTTTCGACTTTTTCCGGCAACTTGATTAGTCTTCCCTGTTCCTCCAAAGATTGATATTCTTTTAACTGCATAAGCCATTCTTCTAACTGTTTGCAGTCTTTTGAGCTTTTAAGGCAGGCATCACGCATAGGATTCCCGTTTTCAAGAAAATCTGCATGATATTCATGCACTCTTGCTTTTTCCTCTGCGTTTTCAATTAATTCATCAATTTTCATCCAATCACTCCTTTCTTATAATTCCATTAAGTCAATTGCTTTTTCTCGGAAATTAGCAATCATTTTCGGATTTCGGCCGCTTTCGTTCATCAATGTCTTTACCAAAGATTCGTTTACGACCAACGAATCTACACATTTATGTTTGCTTTGACATAATCCGTTATCATAGCATTCTCCGCCGCACTCCGGCAAACCATCTGTGTTATTACATATTCTCATTATCTTCTCCTTTCTTGATGTATATAAATTCTGAACCGTTTTTTGTCCAACATACTATTGCGTTAGGAATTTGCTCACAATCATCCATTCCATCAACATATAATCCACAAGCCGGTCTATAATCAACTATGGTTTCTGAAACAAGAGATTGTGCTTCTTTCAACACATCGCTATATTTCATTTTCTTATCAATCTTTTTCGCCCACAAATCTCGCTCATATTTTAGATGCTTGATAAATCCGTCAAGTGTATCAATATCACTAAAATATATTTCTGCTCTGACCGTAGACATTGACTGTTTTAATTCATCGTTGCTTGCATTGTGACCTCTTGGAAATTTTTTCTTACTGTCCAAGATTGCAAACATCAAACCATTCTTAAAATTTGGATGATGATATGCGGTTAAAATCTTTGTTCCCAACCCCATCATTATTGGATATTGTCTTTTTAACATTTATTTGCTCCTTTCTCCGTCAACCCTTTTAAACTGTTCACAAGAAACATTTAATAAACAACCGCATTTTTCAACTTCCATTCCTCCCCAATATTCTCTGTACCTGTAGGAATTTTTACACTTAAAACAAAACTCCTTTCCGTCGTTTACCTTGCAACTCGTTTTCTTGTCCTCTAATTTTTCTTTTAACTTTTTATTTAATTCTTCCAGTTCTTTGCACGTATCCTCTAATTTTTCAAAATCACCAAGCAACTTGCTATACTTCTTTTTGCTTAAAATCTTCATCCAATCACTCCTTTATATCAATGATTTCTTTGCACTCAACAACTTCAAAATCCCTATCCCAAGAAGAACATCCACTTTCTGCTTGTTTCTTTGTCCTGTATGTTTTAATGGCAGTATTTTTTAATTCATCAATCTTGACAAAGTGAAACTTTCTTGATAATCCGCACCATATTTCAGTGCGATTTTTTCTCATAACAACATATCTTGTTCTTTCAATTTTCACTCAAATACTCCTTTCTCTGCACCAGTTTCCCAGTGCGTAATTTGTTAATATTTAATATTAAATCCACCGTGTTCATTTACCCAGTCGATAGCTTCGGCATAGGTAACACCATTATTTTTTAGTAAATAAATCAGATTATGAAATTTCGGATGCGTCTTTTTCAGCATTTCAAATCTGCCTTGTCCTTCTTTTTCTAAATGGCATCCAAAACCACACAAAACACAGCCTGTTCTTTGACATTTTGTTGTTCGCAATAATGATCTATTGTCGTTGAATATCCCATAATCAAAAAATGATATTTGATTTTCGCATTGTTTCATAGCGGTATAATCAACAACTATTTCTCCGTAAACAGAACATATAGGTAACTTATTTTTTACTATATACCAAAGTACATCCTGCTCCGTCCAAAATGACATTGGATTACTTTTTGGGTTTTTGCTTTCAAACGAATTGCATCCATGTTTTATCCAATTGCTTTTCCTTAGATTACTTTCGTATGCCATAGTTGCAATAATAGGTTTTCTTCCAGTTTGCAATTCATATGTATGCGCCGGATTTTTTTTCATTATCCGACAACACTTGTTAGATACATCAAAAGGTGCATTTAGCATAAATAAGTACTTTGACCTGTCATACATACTGCCAAAATCTTCACACTTGACACCAAATAACTGTTTTACTCTGATAGGTGCTTTCAGAATTTCGCTAGGGATATTCCCCATCTTTAAATCCGCAAATGCTTTGTTTTCTTTGTCTTCTCTCCTGTCTATTCCTATCAAGTCGGCTATGCGATAAGCAAACGGAATCTCTGTTTGTCTGTTTGTCTGTTTGTCTGTTTGTCTGTTTGTCTGTTTGTCTGTTTGTCTGTTTGTCTGTTTGTCTGTAAGGATTCTAATGTATTTTCTGCTATCTGCAACACATTCTGATATTTCTTTTGAAAACAATGGAAATCCATACTTACTACATACTTCAGCAAATGAAATTTTAGGTTTTAAAATTTCAATATTTTCAAAGTTTTGAACAAAATCTTTTAATTCTGGATACTGTGTTGGAACATCTACAAATACAAGTGGAATATCCTTATATCCGCAAACGTTACGAACAATATCAACCAAAACTGTGCTATCCTTTCCACCGCTAAAACTTACATAAACGCCATCTTCACCAAACTGATTTACCCAATCATCTATTCTCCTTTTTGTCATTTGAACTTTATCGTCCAATGGTAAGGATTGCATCTGATAAAGGTCTGTAATTGTATGCCTATTTGCCATGTAATATCACTTCCTTTCTTAAATAATCCATATATCCCTTTGATACGCTTAACACATAAATAGAAATTGCATTTGTCATTCTTTGCAAGAAATCATCATCTTCCTTGTAATCTTCGTATGACTTGAAAACAACTTCTTGAATCTGTGCGTATTGTGCTTTGCCTTGGCTGTTAATATAAGAAGTTAAATCCATGACCTTTCCAGTTTTTATTTTTGATTCTAGGTACTGCGTCAATTCAATCTGACCGTTAATCTGTTCCAATATCATCACCTGCTATCTATGTTTGATTTAAACAACTTTTCCACATATAAGTCCATTGAATGGCACAACTTAACGCAATTTCCGTGTGACGCATGATTTTTCCATGCATTGTATTTCTCGTAAAATTTTGTTTCAGTCATTCTTTCGGACTTAACGAGTTTTACCCACTTTCTTATCTTTTTACGGATTTTTCGCTTATTTTCTCCTTTTAACCTGCGTATGTACTTTCCATCCTTAGTTATGTAGTGGTGGAACCCTAGAAAAGGTATTCCACACTTGAACGGAACAATTTGCGTTTTACCGTTTAGCGTCAAACCAAGGCTTTCTACAAATTGATTTATGCAATCAAGACACCCTTTCAAATATTCCTTGTCGTGGTGTATCAAATAGAAATCATCCATATATCTTCCATAAAGATTGATTCCAAACTCGCCTGTAACCATATGGTCTAATCCGTCAAGCATAAGCAAAGCATATATTTGAGCCACTTGATTTCCTAATGGTACCCCGATACCATCTGTGCTATCAATAAGCAAATGGTTAAGCCACATTGTGTAACTGTCCGGAAAGTAATAGTCAACTATATCTTTTAATATCTCGTGGTCGATACTATAAAAGAATTTAGTTACATCACATCTCAAAATCCATCCATCTAACTTGTGTTTTTGGTAAAACTCTAACATCTGTTTTTTCAGACAATCCATGCCGAACAATGTTCCTTTGTTTTTCTGCCCGGCATAGTTTGTCTTGATAAACTGGCTTTCCAGTCTTGGATGTAAAATCGTATCAGATAAGCAATGTTGAACAACCTTATCCTTAAACGAACAAGAACGTATCAATCGTTCTTTAGGCTCGTAAACCTTAAATTCGTTATATGGATTCATCTTGTAGGTTTTGTTTTTCAACTGCTCTAGTAAGATATGAACGCCATCTAGGCTCATTGTTTGGAATCTAGCACAACTTTCATTGCGCCTTTTACCTGCCTTAGCACGTTTATAAGCGTTATAAAGGTTCTCAAAATTGCATATAATACTTTTATCATCCATAATAAAAACTCCTTTGTATTTATCCTTTTAGGAAAGGTCATGTGCTTTTCTGTATCTTTCTCTGATTTCGGCTTAATGCCTACTCTAACTGTCTGTTTGTCACAGAATGGGCGCACGCCGTTGTTGTTGTTGCAATTGTTGTTGTTGATGTTGCCGGACGGCGAAACAACCGATTAAGCAGCACATAACCTATAGTTTTATCTTTCTTTGTCTTTTGTTCTCCATGCGATTGCCATATGCTTTACATCGCAAACCATTTTCGACCAATGACCGACACATTTTATGTTGATTAGTCCTAAACTGTTTGATAACTCTATGTAATACAAGAGTTCATCACAATGTGTTATTGCTCTTGTCTGCAACTCTAATCGTTCTCTCTTATATGCTTTTATATCTGTCCTATTTGCTTCAAGCAAACATTCGTAGATTTCAAGCGACTTGTTCTGCATCTTGTCCACAAGAGAAAATCTAAATTTCTTTGGATAGTGATTACAATTCGACGTCTTTTCCAAAGTGTACTTTGCTAAATCTTTTGCTTTTAGAATTACAGTAAGTTCTTTACTTGCCATTATCATCACTCCGATTCAAAGAGATTAGGTGAAAAGATACAAAGCGGGCGCACGCCGTTGCTGAAGTCGCAATTGAAGCTGCTGATGAAGCCGGACGGCGAAACAACCGATACTTGCGTTTCATATCCGTTGCAAGGTGTACTCCAAGGAGTGAGCAGCCACCACCACTTGTCAATGTTAGGAATCAACTTTCTGTATTGTCTGTAATCGTCAACAGAAAGAAGAGATACATAATCCGTGCAATCTCCATATTCATTCTGTCCATCAAGAGATAATAAATCTCTTCCAAACGGAAGAATATTTTCTTCCCCAATCTCATCAGCAATTTTCTTATAAAAATCGTTATTGAGATATTTACGCAAACTACTTGATTTCCAATTATTTGTTTCCGAATCAAAAGTTCTGCTTTCCTCTAATACATCTGAAAGACAAACATATCCGCAAGGTTTGATGTCAAGGATTCTCCATTTTGTTCCGGCAACTTCAAAATAATCGCCGACTTTCAATCCAGTAAGCCGTTCTTTCATATTTTCACTTTCCAATTTATCAATCCGCTTTTCAAGCATTTCAACTCTTTTTTCTAAGTCCATATTATTCTCCTTTCGATACAAAGATATTAGATTTTAAGATACAGAATGGGCGCACGCCGCCGTAGTAGATGCAACTGCCGCCGTAGACGTCGCCGGACGGCGAAACAACCGAAATGTAATACTCCCATCCTCTTTCAGCAGTAGACCACGGAGTAAGTGTCCAATAGTAATCTGGCAAATCTTCATTCACAAGCAAATCATTGTTTTCTCTTGCTTCGTCAAAAGTAATAGGGCGAATGTCGCAAATACAATCATTAAACTCGCTCTGATTGTCAACACTTGTCAATGCTACAGAATGTTCAACAAGGTTTCCGGCACCTATATTTTCTAAAATTATAGGTCTGATTTCTTCTTCAATATACCGTTTCAAAGCAGATTTGTTATAATCTTTTGTATTTTTGTCGAACTGAACATTTTCCGCCATAAGATTTTTGGAGATTACGTTTGTCGTTTCGTAATTCTGCTCCAAAACAATAAATTCATGTTCTCCAATCATAAATGTTTCGCCCGGTTTCAATGAACCCAAAATAACCTTTTCCTTTTTCTCTTCGCTCTTCAAAATTTCAAGAGCCTTTTCAACTAATTTAATTGCTTCTTTCATTTCAATACCTCCGTTGATTTCGATTTTTTACTGCGATTTTGCACATCATTAAAAATTGCAAAAATAATCTCATGCGATAATTTAGTTGCATATTTTTCTCCGATTGCAATGCCATTTTCTACAAACTCTTTCCACCAAGAATCATCATCTTCCGGGTAGTAATATTTCTTACGCCAATTCCAAATATCAGTCCACATATGCTGTTCTTCTGGAATCTGCGATGCATTTACGCTCCCCATGCAAACACCACCTAACTAAATATTGAATTATCGTAGTCCTCAACAAATCCACCGCTTTCGTTATCCCAACCAAGACAAATATTCAAATCATCGTGGTCTCCGTAGATTCGTTTTGACTTATCGTCGTAGTGTACTTTCCAACCTCTGTATGAAGTTCTTCCAAATACACGATTTTTAGTAACCGAAATTATTCTCGGATAATTTTCCATCGTATTCTCATCTTTATTTACGTTGTAGTGAATAATCACTCCTGCTGAATTGACAATATCGGAATCGCCACGAATCGAATCGTCCATATCTTCATCATCAATTCCACTATCTTTTCTCTTGTGAGCCACTAAGATAATACAAACATTGTAAAATCTAGCCATATCCTCTAGTGCGTTTGAAACTTCACTCTGTGCTTCCAACTTACTTCCCTTAACTCTCGTTTTGTTTATCATTGTCATTAAATTATCAATCACAATAACTCTTACATTTTGGCTTACTATCATACGTTCAATCGTATTTAGCAAGTCAGTATCTTCATCCTTAACCATAGTGCGGTCGTAAAGCATACATTTCCCACGATACCACTCTACAATCTTATCTTTCGCAGATTTGCGAACGTAACGCTTTACATAATCTCTCCTATCTTCTTCCACTACGTTTGCCGGTCCAGCAATTTGAAAATCAATCGCATTCTTAAAAAGATAATTTGGCATTTCCCCCGAATATACAAAAACATTGTCACCTTTGTTTAATGCTCTTGTTATAATCTGCCCTACAAAAGTTGATTTTCCTTTTCCTGATTTTCCAGTAACGATGGTAACAACACCGAATGGGATTCCTCCGCAAAGTAAGTTGTCTACATCCGCAATACCGGTCGGTATCTTTTCAATACTGTATGGGTCAAGTTCCTTTACATCTGCCAAATCAATCACATTGTCGATTGGCAGCTTAACCGATTCTTCAACGCATTTTCTAACCTGCTCTGCTCCATATTTGAGAAGTATCTCGTTTGCGTCCTTGCAGTCTTTGTAATTATCCTCTCTGACGTGTTCTACACGGTCTTTTAGACGTTTTGCAAGTTCATCTAACAAAGATATTGAGCCTTTCTCAAAATCTCCAAAAACGATTATTTTCTTCCATTTGCAAAGCCAATCCCAACAATAGGGAATCCATGTAAAGCCTTTGGCACCGGTTGGAACGGACACTACGTTTGCTACGCCTGCCGTAGCAACTGCTAATGAATCGCAATTACCGCTTACGCTTATCCTGCCGTTTTGTCTAACAAGTATCATGCCTGTATCAACCGAAACACAATAAACTCTTTGGTCTACTTCCTCAAACCTTTTATGAGTTTCAAAGCTCTGTGTACTCACATAACTTTTTCCCAAAAGAACCGATACTTTGTAGCAATAGCTTTTTATAAAATTACCGTTTCCGCCATTTTGCTTCGTCATTATCGTTGACATATAGCCACAAGACGATGCTATAAGTTGCATTACGTCAGCATTGTGTTTTAATATCGTTGAATACTCGTATTGATTTCTTCCTTTTACCTTATTTCCATCCCACTTTACCATTTCCTCAATTATGAATTTCTTCTGTTTAACGCTTGTTCCAGTAGCAAATCCATACGGTAAGTATTTGGATGTAAGCCAATCCGGACAATGAAAGCATATCGAATCATAGTTACGTGAATCCTTGTTGCACGAGTATGTAATATTTAATCTCTCCAAGATTTCTTTTAATCTCTTTGATTTTCGCTCTAATGCTATTGAGATTCTTACATACCTATCTTTTTTTGCTTTTATCTTTCCAGTGTTTTTTCTGTAGTCGATTGTTCCATCGGCACTTATGGCTATATACAAGGCAAACATTTCATCTGTCCAATCCTTGTATTCTTCCAAATCAATACTTACAGTAGTTGGAATCTTATATCCTGCACTTATCTTTTCTCCTGCTTTTTTCTTTACTACTTTCCCTTTTTGGTTCAGAAGTACAAGGTTATGGTCGTCCGTGGTGTACGTTTCATAATTTCCACCAATTTCACACCTAACCATCTTTCCGATGTGTCTCTTGATTATTAGTCTTTTTGGTCTTATAAACGTACCATTCATTTTCTCATCTACTTGCAATACGTTTTGACCGGAATAATTTTCAAAAGAAACCCATCCATCCGGAGTTAATATTTCAGCTTTTCCATCAAAGCACTGCCCCTCTGTGACTACAAGCGTATCAAAACTATCATCACATTGTTTCATTCCAAACAATATCGGTTTTGTGCTTGCTTCGCACCACTCCTTGTTGGCGTCCTTTGCCTTGTCAAAATCCGTTTTTCTGTACTTGACAAATTCCAGCACACCTTTTTCGTCATAGAACGGAAATACAAGAATGTTTGGATGGCTAGTTTGTACGGTAATTTCGTACTTTTTGGCAACTTCTTCGGATATACCACGGCTTTCCAAATACTGAATCGCTTCCGTCTTTGGTTTAATTGCTTCTTTTGGTTGCTTCAACCGCTTGTATCTTTTCTTTGGACGGTAATACTCGTCAACCTCGTTGCCAAGAGAAAAATCAAAATCCTTTGAAAGCGTTACCATGTTGCCGGATATTCCACAACTTGCTCTTAAACACTTAAACTGTCCAGTTTTAAGGTTTATCGAAAAAGTGCGAACATTTCCCCTTGTGGCTCTTGGCTTGCAATAAGGACAAGTCTTAAAAAACAGTTCACCACCGTGTTCCTTAACCTCAATTCCAACATGACGAGCAAAGTTGTAAGCATCATCCGGATTAAACTCGTAAACTTTATATCGCATTACCAGTCAGCACCTACTTCCTCTTCCTCAACTTCCGGAACAACTTCTTCCGGCTCTGCTCTAGGCTTCAAAATCTTTGGAGCATTTTGAAGATAACTTTCAAACTTCGTTCCAAACAAAGTTTCGGGCCGCAAATACTCTTTCATCTTCTCGTCTGATTTCCAATCATTACATTTACTGTCAATTACACGTTTGAAATCTTCCAAAGTGAATTTTTCTTTAAGCCTTGCATTGATAAGGTTTTGTGTCTTTTTGGTACTGTATCTGTAACTTGCACCAGTTTTTTCGTTCAAGTAATCAATAATTTCTTTCACCAAAGAAGTGTCCGTCGTGCTCTGCTCGACAATATCACTTTTCTTTTCTTCTCTTACCTTATCTTCTCTACACTCCACTTTGTTATCAGTTTGGTTACAATTCGTTTCCAAGTCGTTATCTGTACGTTTTACTTCCGTATAGTTTTTGTTGTCACTCTTGCTACAATTCGGGTACATCTTGCCACATTTTAAGGTGACTCTCGACCTTTCATCTGTATACAGTGTTGGCGTGTACCGGTCCTTTGCAATTGAGTTGTGCAGAAACCAATGTTTGATAAGTACCACGTTAGAGTTTTCAAACGTGAGTATGTATCTCTTCCTCTCAAGGATTTCAAGGTCTTTTGGAGTTGCCTGACATTCTCTTACAATTCGGTTTGGAGCATCTACGAATCCATCATCATCGGCTCTCATGCACAGATGAAAAAACAATCCTTGTGCAGTTAATGGCATGTCCAAAAACACATCCGAACTAATCAATTTTCTTGAAAACATTCTCTTATCAGCCATCTTATATGTCTCCTTTTTTAGTTAAATGGCAGTCCGTCCTCAACACCATCTGGAATGTTCATGAAATCATCATTTCCAGATTTATTATCATTTTTTTGATTCTGTTCTGCCGTTGCCTTGCTTTCAGCAAACTCGCAATTATCAACAAGACAATCATTTGTATATACCTTGTTTCCATCCTTATTGGTGTAACTTCCAGTCTGCCAACTACCCTCAACCGCCAACTTTGTTCCTTTTTTACAATATTTTTCAACAAATTCAGCCGTTTTTCTAAAGCAAATACAACTTATAAAATCAGCCGTAGGTTGATTGTCTCTTTTGAATCTGCGGTCTACTGCAAGAGTAAATCTTGCTACTGCCATTGAATTTTCTCCCTGCGTATATCTGATTTCTGGGTCTCTTGTTAATCTGCCAATTAAAATTACTTTGTTAATAAGTCATTCCACCTTTCTTTTCTGTATGCATCTTAATCATAGGGTATCTTTCATTCTCTCTAATCTTCATTTAAATATTTTTCTTCATTTAAATATTTTTTTCTAATACTCAAAATATCTGACAAAGGAAGTTTCCCGCCTTTTGGAATAATCCTTTCAACCAGCAAATCCTCTTTTGGAAACTGATAATAAAAATCATTAGCATATTCTTTTGTGATTTTTCCAACAAGCACATCCATCAAAAGAACTAAAGCATTATCTTTAAATCGTTCCAATACCATTTCAGCTGTTTCGCTAGAAGAATAAGTAGCCATCAAAATATTGTCATCATTTCCAACAACACGGCAGTAAATAACCTCTTCCTGTCTCCAAACACAACACATATCGTATGGAACATCAATTGTTCCGTTTTGGCTTATAATTCTCATAATTATTCCTCGTTTTCTTTTAATCAATTTCCTCAATTTCAACAACAACTCTAGGGTTTGAAGCATCTACCATTGTATGAAACTCCGAATCAAGAACATCATCCCATCCGTCATTTCTAATCACTTTTGCTAACTGTAATGCGTCCAAAAATGATTTTTCAACCGCACTGCAAAGATTTCCTCTGTCGTGCCTTTTATCACTTGAAAATATCCAAAACACACAACGTATAGTCTTTTTAATTTTAACGCCTTTAAGAGTACGTTTAATGGCTTTCAAGCATATATCATCATTTGCTTTCTTTACTGGGTTGTGGTACTTTTTCAATCTTTGATTGTAAATTCTTCCACCAAGCAATTCATTCAACCCTTTAAGCGGAAACTTTTTCTTATTGTTTTTTATAGTTACGCGATAAGTCACTTTTTATCTCCTTTCGTTTCTTTATTTTCTTGTTTTTTTTCTTTTTCAGCTTCTTTCAAAAGTTCCGTTACCTGCGATGCAGTTTTTGGTTGTTCAAACCAATCGGAAACAACTGTCTCTTTCTGCTTTAATCCGTTGTAAATCCCGATATACTCCATCAATTCATCATCGTTGATACTCTCAACTGTATGATTAAGACGCTTTTCAAGCATTTCTTTAGTTACGCCAAGTTTAGCAAAACCAGTAATCATATTCTTTACCTTATCAATCAAAGGAATATCGTTTTGCCCGGCAATCGTTTTCTTACATTCCTTAATGCAATCCTCAACTAAATCTGGAGGAAGAATTGCAAGGATTCTACTTCTTAAACGTCTTGCACCATCATTGGCTGTCCTTTCGTAAATATCACGCTGACTAGTAAGTTTTCTGTTGCCCTGCTTTGTCTCCATTACGTGTTCAACAGTAAAGTTCTGGCTAGAAACTGTATTGTTTTCTAAGTCCCAACAATACGCCTGCATTTCGGACTTTCCTTTTTCATGGGACATTTCCTTGATTCCATATTCAAGATTGCCGTAGCATCGTGCCATTTCCTCTGCAAATCTGATTGTTACTCCTGTTACCGTCTGACCGCCACGTGGATAACTGAAAAACGCTTTGTCGGCAAAACCTTTTCGTTGACACGCTTCAATCGCACTTGCATATGATTTTGTGTAATCTCTTGGAAACTGTTTTGCCATAATCAATTTCCCCTGTGCTTCTGCAATAGCACGATTACTTTCTACTGCTACTGTTCCTTGGTTAATGTTATTAAAACTCCCACCAACCGATTGATTGTTTCTTACTGATACTTCATTTGACATATCAATTCTCCTTTCAACTGTCTATAATTTTAAAATCTTTCAATATGCACTCTCCACAAACTTCTTCGCCATCGTACTGATACAATGCTTCTGGTAAAAATTCATCTTTACAACGGTCACAATAGTAATGCGTTCTTTTCCTATTTGGACAACTACTACCAAGGCAAGGATAAGCCGGTGCTGCACAACCTAAACATTCATCTTTTACTATTCTCATTTTTTATACTCCTTAATGTAAATTTGCTTTTTTGCACACTATCTCAAACTGTTCTTTTGTTAATCCAAAAATTTCAATGTATTCATAAGATGGACAGTAATCAACCATAATTTCACCATCATAGTAAATTGTAACCATACTATCTCCAGCAATATTTCTAGTATCAAAAGCCTGTACGCCATCTGGGAATCTATCTTTCAAAAATTCAATCAATTTATTCAATTTATTCCACCTCACTTCCTAAAGATTCATACTGTTTCTGTAACCAGTTCGGCAATCCAAGACTGTTTACTTCATCTTTCATATATCCGTACCAATTACCAGTTTCTGAACACTCTTTATAAAGATTTAAGTATTCCCTAAACATATCAGCACCAGAACGCATATAATATTCATTTGGTTCCATAATGTTTACACAGTATGGAGCAGTTTTCTCTTGTGCGATAAAAACTACCGTATGCTCAACACCAAGTATTTCATCAAGAATATGTTTGTAATATGCCATCTGCATATCATACATAAATTTGATTGAATCACGCATAAATACATCTGTGCTAGCGTCATTGCATGTTTTGTAGTCAATCAAAAAGTGTGTTCCTGCTACTTCTGTAAGACAATCTGGTCTGCATTTCATAGTAATTCCTGTTTCTGAATCTTCCGTAAAATACGAAAGTTCCTTTTTGCCAGTTAAAAGAGTTCTTGCAAATGAATTACTATACAAGACGTAATGCATATCTTTTATTTGTTGAAAATCATCCAATGAAACAATGTCTTTTCCCTCGTTTTGGTCTTGGAATAAAAGCCACTTCGCTTTTCCGTCTTTTGTTCGTCTGTTTATATCTGGTGCTACGGCAAACTCTTTGTAAAAATCATCTTTTTCCAAAATGTATTTGTGAACCGCCCTACCAAAAAGCAATGATGGAGTATCTTCTTTCGGATTGTCTTTCCAGTATCGAAAATGTGCCGGTGATTTAGCCATTTTTTTCAAATCGGAAGAACTAACTCCATCCATAGCACGATATTCTTTGTTTGGAATCAAGATTCCATTTTTTCTTTCATCCACTTCTTATATTTCTCCTTTCTTTCATTTGCTATATCATAAGCAAGTTCAGTTCCAAGGATAAACAAAATATCAGTAACGGAAGCATATTCTTCATTCATAGCAGTTTCGACAGCAACATTTACTCTTTCTTCCAATTTTATAAGTTCTTCAAACCTCTTCTGCGGTATTTGAATCATTGCTTTCCTCATCCTCATTCTCCTTCCTTATTTCTTTGACTTTTGAAACTGATACTTCAAAAGCGGTTTTTACTGCTGCTGTGCCATCGTCCATCTGCTTGTGATATTCACGGCTCTGCAATCTTCCGGCAATTTCCAGATGAGTACCTACATCGCATTTTGAAACGTATGTAGCATATCTCCCCCATGCTATACATGGAATATAGTCGGAGCCGTATTGTCGGTTGCTTGCCGCAATGACATCGCATACTCTTCTATTGGAAGCAGATGTGCGCCGTAAATTAGGTTGAATGCAAATATGCGCATCCATTTTTACTTCATTTACGTCCGGCAATGAATTTACCTCTCCGCCGCACATGGCATCCTGCACAAATACATAAATGTGCTTATGATTTTTTCTATTGATAGTCCGAATTTCTCCTTGGACTTCAATCTTTTCGTGTTCTATAATCGAACACTTTTCCAGAATAATCTCTGGAACCAAGCAGATTAGAATATCCTCTTTCTTGCTTTTTCTTTCGCTTTTTAAGCGAAATTCATAAAAGTTCTCACCATGCGACGAATGAGAGAATTTAATCTTACTCGCCACGGTACCTCTTAATAAAATTGTATTCATCTTGACTTTTCACTCCTTATTTGATAAAATGAGCGCAAATAACACATAGTTATTTACTACTGGAATAGCAGTTTGATTTGCGGTCAAGGGTGCTATTCCTTTTCTTTTCTGTATGTTCCCGGTTCATTTGCATAAAACTCTCCGTCTTTCACATAAATTGCACCAAGTTCAATTAAATTTGCAATCAATTCTGGTGTTGCCGGCTTAGCATCTGTCTTAATCATTCAATCATCCTTTCCTAATATAAATACTGTTCTTCTTTGCACTCCGAATCTCTCTGTGTCTGCATGAGATTCAAAGTATATGTCAATTCGATTCCCCTTTATCGCACCACCGCAGTCCTCGGCTATAAATGTTCCAAAACCCTTGATTTTTACCTTTGTTCCATACGGTATGACTTTAGGGTCAACCGCTATTGTTCTTCCCTGCTTTGGTATCTTGCCAGTAGAAGTTATCTTTCCATACCCCTCTGAACAATCGCAACAAGGACAATATGCAGTTATCAAGAATTGAACGCCTTTCCTTTCCTTGTGTTTCTTCTTTGACTTTTTCTTTTGCTTTATGTGTTTTGCGGATTCCAAAGAACTGTTCGTATTTGCATTTGGAATCACATTTACCTGCGGTTCTTCTGTTTTTATAAATAACGTATCTTCTTGTGCATATTCCGGCTCGTAAGCGTATACATCCTTAAACACGCTTGTTGCCACTGTTATAATAAGAAGAAATGTCAGAACCGCCAATATCATCTTCTGAATAATAGGCTCACTCCCTTTCTTCCAAAAGCAGACGGAATGTTTCTTTTCCCTTTGGAGTGACATACATCTGCTGTCCTGCCCAACCATTCTGCTCGTTGTGCTTGTCCTTTAAGACAAACAAGCCGTTTCCGCTCTCTGCGTATTTGGCATATGGGCGCAACTGTTTGTGTTTCCCCTGCCGGAACACATATCCTTTTTCAATAAGGAAAGAAACAAATGCTTTTTCTCCAACACCAAGTTCCTTTGCGGTGTCACGGATGTTGGTATTCAATTTCTTATCTACCAAAGCGTCAAAGTAATTTGCCTTTGGTGTCATTTCCTCAATCTGCTTGTCCTTTTGAGTTATGATGTTCTGTGCCACAACTAATGCGTTGGCTACAATCTGTTCTGGAGTAAGATTCTCCTGATTGGCAATGTAACCGCCATTCTTGCGGATAGATGGAAGCACTTCGCCAGTTACCCACTTGCGAAACGACCTCGCATTTGGCTTTCTGCTTTCCAAGATAACGTCATACAATCCATCTTCATTGACAAACAATGCATTTTGGATTCTTCCAACTGTATCTTCGATGGGGTAATTTGAAATAACCTCATCTGAAAGTCTCTGTTTTACGCCTTTTGCAGTCAATTCCAATACCTTACATATGTCTCTAAGGCAAAACCACGGTTCATTTTCTTCTGTCACCGTACGGATTTTTCCAAACTCCGAATTTTCAAAAATCTGTAAATCGTTCATGCCTGCTCCTTTCTTATTCTTCTAATAATTCATCAACTGTTACTCCGAGATAATCTGCAACAATCTTTAATCGTTTTGCATTTGGAGAACTTTCATTCCATCTGCACATTGCACCACTTTCATAACCGCAATCAGATTCAACCTTATAGATTGGTATTCCTTTTTTCTTTGCCAACTGTTTGATTTTGTCGTAAAGCAAACTAACATCTCCTTTCTTCTTATTATTCTGAAAAAATCACAATATTGTATTGACTAAACTCTGAAAATATCCTATAATCTATTGTGTTGAGCAAAAAACTAAAGAATAAACTTTCAGGCATTTTATATGTCGCTTTTTTGTTGCGATTTTTTCAGAACCTTTAATTACATTATAAGCGATATTTTCAGAATGTCAAGTATTTTTTTTGCGTTTTTTTCAGAACTTGAAAGGAAAGTGTTTACTATGGGTATGAAAGAAAGAGTAAAAATGTTATGCAAAGAAAGAGATATGTCGCTAAATAAGGCAGAAGCGGATTGTGGATTTGCAAAAGGATATTTTAGTAAATTGGATAAAAGTGCACCAAGTTCAGCAAATCTTCAAAAAATAGCCGAGTTTTTTAACGTAAGCATTAAATACTTAATTGATGGAAAAGATAAAGCATATTCAGAAGAAGATGCCCTTTTGGACGCTCATATTTCAGAAGATGTAGAACTAAAAGAAGCCATTAAGAAATATTATACCCTCGATGAAAAAGCCAGAAAATATATTTTAGAGGGAATTGACCTGCTTTGGAGAGCAAACAAAACTGATACTAAATAATGATACCATTCATTATTGTGTAAATAAAAAAGATTGGAGATGTGTTTTATGAAGAAACTATTAACAGTAGCAACAACGCTAATGCTTACTATTTCAGTATGTGTTCCAACAATTTCAAAAGCCGCTATACCGGCAAGGACAATGGGAATATTTTCAGAATTTGCCGACGGATTCAAAGAGGGATGGTCTGGCAAGAAAGAGCCATCAAAGAAAAAATATAAGAAAATGTGTAAATCCTACAATTATTCCAAATTGAAAAAAGGTAAGTACAAGGGAAAGAAAATAAAAATCAAGGGCAAAATAGAAAATGTAAAGGAAGATACATTAGATAGTGACTTGACCGTAATCGTAAAGTCTGGTGGAAAATACTATGAAGTATACATGAGCCAAGGCTACCAAGAATATTCTGGCTACAGAAGAGGGAAAACGCTTTCTGTCTGGGGAACTGTAAGAAGAACCGCTTATTATGTTGTAAAGAGAGATGGAAAGAAAAACAAAAAAATGACAATACCATCTATCAAATCTAGATACGATAAACTGTCATAAAAAAACGGAGTAGGGTTTTTATCCTACTCCATTTCATTATACCTTATAAGTATTACCTTTTAATCTTTCTTTTTCTGCAATGTACCCGTAGTAATATCTCAACGAATCTACGTTTTTCATCTTGGAAATAAGTTTCTTTAATTTTCTTCTATGTTTCCTGCGTTCTCCTATCATAAATCTCCTCCTAGCATATAATTGTAGGGAAAGGGGAATTTGCAACCCCTCTCCCAAACCGAAACTTGATTACATGGGATTGCCATGTAATATATTATATGTAGGATTCAAAAATATTATTCATCCTTTTCTGATTTTTCCTCTTTTTCTGCCAACTGCGCTTTTAATCGCTCGTTTTCTTCCTGCAAGGCAAAAGCCTTAAACTCCGTCTTTGCAAGCAGAACCTTAAGTTCTGCGATTTCAGCAGACAATTTCTTCTCCACGTAGTCAATGATTGTGATTTTGTTTTCATCCATTTCTTTTTACCTCCTAAATTTTGAATTATTTATTGTAACACTGGGAATATTGCTATTCCGTTCAGTGTATCATTGGTTATGTCGTTATACTGTGCATTAACTGCTAGGTTTCCAGTATTAGCATTAAAAGCCACTCTAACACACTCACCTCTACCAGTTACCATGTTGTGATACTGGACAACATCTGCTGCACCGGAATCACCCGGCATTAACTCTGTTTGAACAAAGCTCGCCCAAGCGGATGCCGAAGCAATTGGATAGTTGCGAAATACTACGGCTTTGAACAATCCACCATTCATGGTAATGCCATATAAGGTAGTTGAACTTGGCGTCGTTGTTGTTACACTCGAACAATGCTTCTCAAAAGCAACATTGGCATTTAATGTAGTGGTTCCTGCTCCACCTACACGACCAATAGACACACTTCCACCGTAACTATTCAGATATAATGTTGTTGCGGCATCATTTGCATTAACTGCTTGGATTGTCCTTTGTCCAAGGTTCATATGATTTCCGTCAGGCGAGGATATTCGCAAATCGAAGCTAGTTAAAGAAGCATTTTTTTTACTGCCAATGCCAAACGGTGAAGAACAATACATAGGGTCAGTACCATCTTCAATACCATTAGTATATTTCCACCGTCCAAATCCATAATCTCGATAAATGGTTTGGTATGATTTTTTGGTCCCATCGCCAGTAAAGGTTGTAATATATAATCCAGGGTATGACCAATCGGAAATAAGTTCGATTTTTTGACGTGCTGAAATCGAACCTACCATGTTATAACGAGAAACATGTTCAATACTAATGTCGCCATCACATGTTAATATTTTAGAATCAACATAGCCATTTGCATCCCATTCATATTTGGCGCTACGATAATATGGAGCGCCATCGCTCGAAAGTTTAAGTTCATAAATGTTTTGTTTACCTGATGCGAGACTGCTGTTTTCTGTGTAGTTTTTGGATAGTCCATTCGTTTGGATTTCAAATCCACCAATCAAACCGTTATCTATCTCTGCATTTGCACCTTTTAATGTTGCACCAGTGATGGTTCCGGTTGCCGTCACGTCTTGCGAAAATATTTTTTTAATAACAGCAGAATTCGCAAAAACCTTTTCAACATCAAGTTCATTTGCTGTTATGCTTTTTGCTACTATTTTATCTGCATTTACGGTCCGGTCAGTAAGTATATATCCATCCAAAGTATCAATCGTTTTACTTTGAAGTTCTCCTAAATTATTCAGCGAATAAAGCAAGCCATTTTCGCCTTTTAGCAATATTCTGTCTGCCACTAAGGTTCCGGCCGTAATGTTTGCGGCGTTGACTTCAACACTATCTAAGAAACCAGTGATATGTCCTTCTACGATTGTTGCTCTATCAATAAGACCAACTTCTGTAAATAATGTAGCAATATCCGCAACTTCAATATTGGATAATTTAATGTTTGCATATTTTAAATCTGCGCTTTCTGCTGACAGATACCCTAAGTCTGCTACCTTTGCACTAAGGTTTTCTGTAGTGATAGCCTTTGAGGACAATGTATCTATCTTTCCATCTACTGTTTGCAATGACGTAATCGTTGCATATGTCAAATCGGCATTTTCGGCAGTAATATATCCAAACTCACCGATAGTTGCTTTCAGATTTTTAATATACGCATTATCAGCCGTCAAATCCGTAATAAAAGATTTCGACACCTTTTCCAACTCAATCGTAGCATCCGAAATCTTTGCGTTGGTAATAGTAGAATCCTTAATCTTACTATTCTCAATCGTGGAATCCGCAATCTTACTGTTTGTAATAACTCCGTCTTTGAAAATAGCACCAAGGATTGTACTCGTAACCGTTCCGCTTGTCTGTGCCATTGTTCCACTATTGTAACTATTTGAACCACTGCTACCAACTGACGATGAGTTTGATTCCTGCACTTCACACGGTGATGTAATCTCCGCATAAAATCCACCATCGTAGTGCAGCGTCATTTCTCCGACAAGCACATACTTCTTAACTCCGTCATAGTCCTCGAACGTAAGCATTTCACCAACCGACATAAGAGGATGCCAGTACATTGTTTCGATACTCGCTTTATGGTAAACAAACGCCTTGTTCAAAAAGGATAACCCTGTTTTCCACTGCATTGGCGTAACTTGTCCTAAATACGTATGAACCGTATTTCTGTCAAGCGTTTCGTATAATATCCAAGGTGTTTCAATCGTCACTGGATAATTCTCTACATTCGATACACTGCTTGCCTTGTCATTCAATACGACCGTGGATTCACCCTCGTAATATCCAAATCCAACATAGTCACTGTTTGTCTCGTAAAAGTACCAATTATTAGCCTTTACAGATACGTTGTTTGGACACATAAGGTTGTTTCCGAAAATCGCATTAGAATCATAGGTATCTCCATTAAATATAGGTCTGTAATTGTTATCTGCTTGCAACTCTGGTAACTGCTTAATATAAAAAGCACCGTTTTTTTCAATCACATTTGCACGTAACAAAACTGCTATACCAGACAACAAATCTCTCCATGTGATTCTGCTTTCCCAATCCCAATCGTAACCATCCTCATCATTGTCCGCAAAATTTGATAACATAGGAATCATCAAATGGTACAACTTATATTGTTTGATTGACGATAAAACATCTTTCCAATTATCAATGTATAGCGGACATCCTGTGACACGCAAAAAGTCTTGCGGCAAATACTCCCAATAATAAACGTCGTCACGTGTGTAGATAAACTGCAATTGGCTAGGTACGTATTTTTCTTCCAATTCCGTTTTGTGATATTCGTTTAGCGAACTAATGACGATTTCTGCTCTGTCCATGTATTCGCTCATTAAACCGTTTCCAGTAAATGAAACAGTATCACCGTTGTATGTTGGATTTTCTTTTACAACAAATCTTCCGATAGGTACCGGATATGCAAATTCATTCCCTATAATAATCCATGCATTTACAATAGTTCCTTTTAATGTATTATCGTAATATGCCTTTGCAATAAGGGCATCCGTAAAATCGTTATTTTCTGCATACATTTCACAACTCATAGTAGGACTATAAGTAGAGCCATAACTGGCAAATGAATCACTAACACAACCTTGCGATATACTTACAGATATTAGCGTTTCTTTTCCTCTTGTGCTTACACTATCCGAATTTCCTGTACTTATACTCAAATATAATTCTGTTGCTATGTCAGTATAGGAAACTGCACAGTCTCCAGTAATATCTGTTTCATCTTCTGTGCAGAACACGTACCAAGACATATACCTATAATCATCAGAAATCATCATGCTTTTACAGTCAATCGTATTTACACCACGTTTATACACACTTCCATTATTGATAGCGTATTTTACGTAGTAATGAGTTCCGTTATAGTCAAAATCCAAAAAAGACAAACTAAACGAATCTCCGATATTTACATCTTTTACAAGTGAATCATATTTCAATGTATATGTAGGGTCGCTTTCCAAAACATAAAAAACTTTTGCTGTATAACTCATCGCTCCACCGCCTGTATCTGTATGCTAGACCAAATAAACTTTCCATTAAAAAAAGTCATTGCGTCAAAACTAGGGTTGCCAAAATAAAACTGCTTTGTTTCTTTTTCTCCTTTTTCATTGGTAAACTGTATGTAACCGTACCGGTTTGATAAATCATCCGGGTCTGCGTACTTCATCAACTTCTTGATTTCGCTTGGCGTCAAATTTGCCGGAAATGCCATGTCAAGCGTTACTTTCTTTGCAACTATCTTTCCGTTGTAAAGTGCTTTTGAACTTCTCCCTGCTTTTGCGTTCCACACTTTTTCTCGTGAGATTTTCCATCCCTCATATTTTGGTGTTGGCATATCTTCTAAACTGTCCTTAGTCCAACCAAACTTCAACGTAAATGCCATATGACACCTCCTAACTTTTTCACATAAAAAAGAGACCCATTCGCATGAGCCTCTTTCTTTAAGCCATATTCCAAGAAATTCCTTTGTTCTTGGAGATTTTCTTTGCGTTGTTCATAATTGCCGTTGTGACTTTTGTTCCGTCAAGGTAAACATCACCGCCACCGACATTTGCATTTGATAATTCCTCTTTGATTGCCGCCTTTGTAGCCGCATAAACAGCCGGTGCAACCGCTTCGGAAATACCGGTCGTAATCTGTTTGTTATTTGCAACAACGGACTTACCATTGTCGAATTTACCCATCATTTCGCCACGGCTTGCACGGAACCATCCATCTTCCGGAAATCCACCGTTAGCATAAGTCTCGTAATTCAATCCGTACTTTTTCAGCATTTTGATTAGTGATTTTTCCGCATGGCTTACAAATATCTGTCCTTGCTGACCTATTGTCACTCTGTTTTTGGCATTGTTTATAGCAGCAGTCAATTTTCCGTAATTTACTTTTCTTCCGTCCATCGACTTAACAGAAGATTTTAATTTACCCTCTGTCACATTGTTAATTGAAGCCGAAACATCCAATGAAAACTTTTTCTGTTGTAACTGTGCTTTAACTGCGTTATACCAACCTTTACGGAGTTTAGGGTCGATATTCACATTTATGTCACGGTTTTTCATGGTTTTCATTGCAACACCTAAATTCCCAAGATTCTTAATACCAAAGGTCTTTACTCCAGCAGTTACCGTCTTGCCTTGCAATCCGTTTACTTTCCCCTGCAAACTATCAACATCATCACCACCAGAGGTTTCAGCCTTAACCTTTACTGATTTTGGTTTCAAGGAATCAATTTTCTTTTTCAATGCGTCTGTTGACTTGTAGTTCTTATCTGTTATCTTTTTGTAATCTTCCCATGTGATTTCACCATTCTCGATTGATTTTTTCAGTTTGTCTTGTATGGATTTACTTTCGGAAGATGAAATTCCAAGTTTTTTCATTTTCTTATTAAGTGTATCTACAGCCTTTGAATATTTCGTCGTTTGTGTAATTATTGGTTTATAATCATTGAGTTCTTTTTTGCCTTTATCTATCTTGGTAGCAACATTACCTTTGCTTTCACCAAGCAAGTCCAAAAAGTCTGCTGCCGATTGCACAGATTGCTTATCAGTCATTGTCTTATAATCTTTATCAAGTGCTTTTCTTATCGTTTTCTCCGATATTTCTCCACTTTCTAATTTTTTATTAAGACGACCAACAAGTCTATCCACTGTATTGGTATTAGAACCATAACCGAATTTGTCCATCATCTGAACAACTTCTTTAAGCAACATAGACTTATCATCGGTACCGCTCGCATACCGTTTCACATTGCCTTTTGCGTCTCCACCGGCAGTAATGCTGTTTTCCCACCATCCATAGGCGGCAACAAGAGCAACTCCCATTGCTCTTCCCATTTTACTACCTAAGCCACTAAACTTATCCGTCAAACCTTTTGAGTTTATTTTTGCCGAAATTAAAGAATTGCTTATTCCATCACTAAAGACTATTTTTAGTGATTTCCAAAGAGTTTTTAATTTTTTATAGGCAAACACTCCAATAAGAACGGTTGATAACTTAAATGCAATACCTAATGGGTCTCTAATAAATGCCGAAATAGCCACTTTCAAAGCATTGAATAATCCCTTGACTATTATTTTCCCTACTTTCAAAAGTGTTTTTCCCCATTCTATTTCAGAAAGAAAATCCCCAATTGCTTTTCCTACTTCCCACCAATCTACGGTAGAAAGTGCGGTGTCAATCGTATCAAGTATTCCAGTAATTCCATCACTTATTGTCTTTCCTAACTCCTGCCATCCAGTTAACCCAGTATTCTTGCGTACTTCTCCCATCTCTTCAAGAAATCCATTGATGTAATCTCCAATTTTCTTTCCAAGGTTTTTGTATGGGAAATTTACCATAACTCCAAAAGCAAACTGAATCATACCACGCAACTTCGCTCCAAGCGATTTTCCTGCTAAATCACCGTCAAAAGTATTTATGGCAGCCGTTATGCCCTCTTTAATACTTTGACCGAATTTGAGCCAATCAAACGTCTTGAAAAAGGTGTATGATGTTTCAAACCATGTATTCAATCCCTCGGAAAAATTTTCTCCAAGTTTTGTCCAATCAAGGTCTTTAACAAATCCATTCAAAAACGTAGCAAGAGATTTAGCAATCTTCTTCGTAGTCTTTTTAATTTTTGTCCATGGAATGTTTCTCATTCCCTTGTTAATCCAATTAGCAAGTGCCGAACCGAGAGAAGTAAAATCTCCACCTTTCCATGCGTCAAGGATTGCTTTCTTCATCTTCTTATACAACTCAACTGCCTTGTTTTTGTTGCTCTTAAAAGCATTATCCCATATCTTTTCATAGTTCTTTAATGCGTCGCTAATATCCTTAGAAAGGTCAATATTAGCATTTCCACCAGAAGGGTCTGTATCACCACTATCGCTATCACTGTTGTCCTGCAATTTATTTACTTGGTCGAATGACTGCAAATTGTCGGCGGCTTTTTTTGTCTTTTTAGCCGTTTTATCCATGTTCTTAGCAACTTTATCAGTATCGTCTGCCGCATCAGAGTAGTCCGGTACCTCTGGTGTTTTTCGTGAACCATCCGTATCACCAAGTTTGATTCCTGCCAGTTTCGCTACCCACTGTGCGAAATCCTGCAAAACCATAACCACAGCATTCATATATGGGTACAATTTCTGAACAATCGGCATAAACAAGGAGCCAATTGTCAAAGATAATTTCTTAAATCCAGCCTGCAACATCCTCAACTGGTTTGCGGGTTGGTTAATTGTACGTGCCAAATCAGCATATGCAACCTTTGACTGTTCCAACATAGTCAAAACACGCAACTGCATTTTGGACTGTTGCGAAAGATTCTTAATACTTTCTGTAATACCGTGATTCATCGCAGTTTGTGCTAAGCCAGCGGAGGTGATGTCAAGCCCGTATTTATAAACGGCCCTGCTCTGGCCGACGAGAGCTGATTGAAAGTTTTGCATAACGTCAGCGGTGTCTAAGTTTGCTAAAGACGCCCAGTCTGCGGATAACATAGTAAGTGCTTTTGCGGAATCAATCGACGTTTCACCAAGCATACCGGCAGAGTTCGTAATCTGCGCAATAGCGGCGTTGTAATTCATGACCTCTGTCAAATCCAAACCAAGGTTGTGTGAAAAAGTATTTGTTGCATCTCCAGTGTTATAATCAACATCATATCCAGTCAACTGCTTTTGAAGTTTTCCAAATCTTTTACGGAAACTTCCTGCATATTCTTCCGCACTATTATAACCGGCTTTCTTAAACTGGTTAGCACTGTCTTTTCCAACCTTATCAAGCGCAACCGAAAAATAGTTAAATTCCTCAATGTAGTCCTGCGCCGAACCAATTGCTTGACCGAATTTCTTTACAGCACGAATTACCAAAAAGAATTTAGCATAAAACATACCAATGCTACTTACAAAACCTTTTGATGATTTATGTGCGCTTTTTAATTTGTCTTTTAATGAACTAAGTGCATTTCCAAGTTTTTTAGTGCTTGTTGATGCTCTATCAGAAACAGTGGAAATTCTACTACCGCTTGACGCAAGGTTTCCAAGACCTTGAATTGTGTTGGCTACGTTTGAGTTGATTTGAGGTGCATTTTGCAGTTTTTTCAGCAAATTTATTACACCGTTACCAAGTTTCTTAAGGTTTGCAACTGTTTCGCCAACACGCTTCCCTGCATTTGCAAGTTTAGCAATACCCTCTACAACTTTTGTAATGCTAATATCAATTGCATTTGCAGAAGATAATTTGCGTACAAGTTTTACTACTTGCTTTCCTAATTCCGGAAATTCTGTTGTTACATTACTAATATACTGACCGCTATTAGAAAGTCTTGCTAACGAACCCACAACACGTGTCACAGTGCTTTCAATTGCAGATACACCGCTAAGTTTGGTTGCTAAATTTGAAACAGAATTTGCAATCTCTGTCATTTTGGATGTATCAAATCCAGCCATATTTACCTTTGAAAGATTTTTGACTGCATTTACGGCAGATGTAATGCCACCAAGATTCTGAATGTTTCCAAGATTGTTAAGACCATTTGCCAGTGTATTCAAACCACTGGCAGTACGAGATAATCCACCAACATCAATTTTCGCAAAACGCTCAAATCCTTTTGCAATTCTATTGTAGTCGGTTGCCTTTACTCCGCTTAATGTTTTGGTAGCATTTCCAAGTTTTGATACTCCATTTGCAAGTCCACTTAAATTGCTACCGTTAATCTTAGACAGTGAAGATGTTAATACATCAATTTTACCAACAAGATTTGTAATTTCATCTTTGGCACTTTTTGCCGTTGCATTTATTTTAATCTCCAACGATTCAACTGTTTCTGACATACTAACACCTCACTATCTATCATTTGCATTACGCAAGATTTTTCAATCTAATAAAACCGTACTTTCCTGCATACTCAATTTTGGCAACTCTGCTTACTTTTGATTTCCACAGAATCCGTACGGTTTCACCTTTTTGAATTGTCATAAGTTTTTTAGACGTAAACAAACGTCCTTTTCTCAAATATGTGTTGCAACGTAATTTACCGGTCCATGTTTTCTTGAATTTATCAAAAGAGCCATATGTGGACATTAACTTTTTGGTTGTACTTCCCCACTTGCCAAGGTAGAAGTGTGGTGTATCAACAATAGACTTCCAATCGCCGCCCCATTTCAAACCAACTTTCTTTGATTTTGCCATCTTAGCAACTTTTCTAATCAGTTTATCGTTATAAAGCAGTTTAGAATCATTGATTGCAATATCAAAAGCAATTCCCAATTGGTGTTGCGAAGAATAAGAACTTCCCGGAGCATTTGTTACTATCTTGCCCGGCTTTGTTCTTCCCTTTGCATAAAGCGAATCCTGATATGCTTTTGTACGAAATCCCTCTGTGATAATCAGATAGATTCCATTTTTTGCACACTCTTTAAGCAAAAGTCCAAGTTTGTAGTTTAACCATGGATGTAACTTTTTTCTGTCAATTCTAATTGAATGTTTTTTTTTCATTTTTTAACACTCCTTATATGATTGTTTCTGGCAATCCCTTGTTCATAGACCTTGCCATCCACTGTTTTTCAATTTCAATTGCTTTCTTTATTTCTTGTTCTTCTGTTTCTTTTTCTGCTATATACTCTTCTTCAAACATTTTTGCCATAATTGGACTTTTAATATATTCCGATTTTGCTGATTTACCATTCAAGCAACTGTCTATGGCTACAATCAAAGCAGATATTCCATAATTTCCCCACCATATATGTTGCAATTCATCTTGTTCTTTTAACT